GGGCGTGCATGAACCGCATCTGCTGGATGGACTTGTAGGGCATCAGCGGCCTCGCTTCTTCGGTGGCTGCTTCTTGGCCGTCGTCTTCTTGGCTGCCGCCTTCTTCGCCGGCTGGTTGACCGGTGCGCTCCGGGCGAACCGGGCCTTGTCGCGCATGGACTGTGACTGCAGTTTGGCAGCAATCCCGGCCGAGCGGTCCTTGTCCTTGATCGCCTTGCCCTGGAGTTTCGCGTTGGCTGCCGCTGAGCGGTCCTTGAGCCGCATCATCTCCTTGCCCCGCTTATGCTCCCGGCCGGCCATGGTGTCGCTCAGCCGCATCTTCTCCTTGTCCCGGCCGTGCTGGGCCTGGGCGGTCTTCTCCTGGGCAGCCATCATCTGCATCTGCCGGTCGTGCTGCGGCTGGGCGTTCGGGTCCTCAGGCGGCGGCTGGTTCTGCACGTCGAACTGGTCCTGGGCCATCTGGAGCTGCTGGGCCTGCTGGTCCGGGGTGGGCTGCTGGGCCTGCATCTCGGCCTGCTCCTGGGTCATCCCGCCCTGGCTCATCATGTCGGCCTTCTGGCTCATCCCGAGCAGGTCCATCTGGTTCTGGCCGTACTCCATGGCCTGCTGCTGCTGGAGCTGCATGCGCTTGAAGTCCACATCCTCGTCGGTCATCTCCGGCAGCCGGGCGATCTCGCGCAGGTACTTCTCCAGCTCCGGGTCCGGGAACCAGGTCATGCCGGCGGTGGCCGTGGCGGAGATGAACGCGGCCAGCTGGTCCAGCGCAGGAGGATCTACGTTCGTGGGCTCGAACCGCGGCAGTTCGTCCAGCTTCCAGCCGTTGACGGCGAACAACCTAGGTACTGCATAGCGATTCAGGGTGTCCGCGATGGTCTTGGCGATGGCGTTCAGGGCGCTCCGGAAGATCCCGGTCTTGTCGGTGTGCAGGCTGTAGCTGCCGGTGTCCTCGTGCCCGACCAGGATGAAGTCAGCCAGCACCGTCATCAGGATCCGCTGCTCGTAGCGCTGGATGATCGAGTTGGTGTCGAACTGCCGGGTGCCGCCGGAGTTCATCAGCTCGAAGTCGAACATCGGCTGCTTGGTGTCCGGGTCGTACTGGGTGGGCAGGACCAGGCCCTCGTTCTCATCCCGCCGTACGCCGCGGACCATCTTCCGGAAGGCGTCCACCGTCTTGGCCTGCGGGGTGCCCTTCTGCGCGGTCAGGTAATCGGCAGGTACCTTGCCCACCGGCATACCGGCCAGGTCGCGCTCGACGCCGATCGCCTCGAACTCCTCCAGCCGCTTCTTGAAGTACCAGGGCCGGTAGGCGTTCCGCAGCAGGCTGTAGCCCTCCGGGTTGCCCTTGGCGATGGCGGTCCGGAACAGCACGCTCTTCTCGATCGGGATCACCGTCATCTGGTACTTCGGGGGTGCCATCTGCACCATCGCCCGGATCCCACCGGTGTCGTCGAACGACCAGCGCATCAGGGTCTCCTGAGCGCGGATCGGCATCTTCCGCCAGCCGATCAACCCGTCGGAGAACTTGGATCGCTTCCGCGGGTCGTTCTGCCAGGGGCCCAGCCGGCGCTTGTAGACGATCTCGTGCCAGCTCCAGCCGTAGGCCAGCATGGACAGCACCTCACCGATGAAGCTGTCCCAGGGGATGTTCATGTCGTCGATGCAGGACTCGAGGAACTCCTGGGCCTGCACGTTCATCGGTGACTGGTCGGCCGGCAGCACCTTCCACTCCACTTCGCGGATCAGCTTGTCGATGCTGAACAGCAGGGCTCCGACCATGGAGTCGTTGGCCGACATCTCCCGGTAGACCCGGACCGCCTTGCGACCGCGAAGGGCAGGCAGGAACTCCTCGTCGATGTACCCGGAGACGCGCTTGACACCGGTGACGCCGAGCTCGATGAACGGGCCGACGTTCTTGGGGATCGCATCCCCGGCGTTGTCCTCGTCCCAGACCGAGATGTCCCGGCCGTCGGGGAGCCTCACATCAGCCATAGTTCTTCTTCCAACTGCGGTGAGCCTTGTCCGCAACTAAGCCTGCGGCACCGAGGCCGGCCACCGCCAGCGAGCCCTTCGTCGCCTTGCCGGCGATCTTGGCGTGGACGTGGTGGGTCCGCCCGAAGTAGGCAGCCTGCCGAGCCGCACCGCGCATGTGCCCGACCTCCATGGCCGCTTGCTTGGTCTTGGAAGCCAGCGCGCCCTCGTTGATCGCCTTCTGCTCGAGCTTCTTCGGGATCAGCTGACCCTTCCACCTGGACTTGGGATCCGACCGCTCCATCTCCGTGCCCAGCCCCGGTGCCATCCGCCCAGACTCAGCGACCAGCTTCCTGGCCTGTCCCTCCCACTTCCGTTCCTGGCCCCGGAACACTCGCTTCGCGCCGTAGCTGGCCGCGGCAGCCGTTCCCCCGACACCGAGGGTGGTAGCGGAGGCGGTCTGAGCACGCTTGCGGTTGCTGCTGTCGGCCTTCTTCACCTCGTGGTGCTTGTGCGTAGCCAGCGCAACTCCACCGGCGGTCATCCCGAGGCCAGCCCCCAGCACCCCATGGCCCACCCGGCGCACATTCTTCATCTGCCGCATGATCACCCGCTCGGGCTCGATCTTGCCCTCGCTCACGCCGTGGCTGAACGCCTGCCCGTGGGTCATCTCGTGCACCGGACCACGCTCGGCCAGCTTCTTGCCCGCGGTGGACTCGACGATGTAGTGGGCGCTCTCCCGGAACCCGCCCATGCCGCCCTGCCAGCCCTTCCGGGCCTTGGGGATGTTCCGGACGATCTCCTTGGCCTTGGCGCGCTTGGTGGGTGCATTCGAGACCGCGGGGTTCTCGGTGATGTGCCGCAGCTTGATCGAGTCGACCTTGGCCCTCGGCACGCCACCGGCCATGAACCCGCCGGCAGCGGTCAGTCCACCGGCACCGGCCAGCGCAGCACCGGCCTCGCGCTTGTGCCGTTCCGACTTGCTGACCGCACCACCGTGGTCTACTCCGAACGCGCTGATCACACTCTCAGTCTGGCTGTCCTGTCACGGCAGCGGCTGCTGACCCACATGCCGCACTGCTCGAGCCATGTCGATCTTGGCTCGCCTGGTCTGGATGCTGTCCTTCTGGGCTCGACCGGACAGCCGGCTGGCGAGCTTGGCGTTGGCCCAGTCCTGGGCTCGCATGTTCTCCTTGCCCAGCCCGCGGCCCACCCGCTCCAGAGCAGCCATGTTCCGCGCGTTCAGTCCCTTGTTCACGTTCTTCCGGCTGAACAGCCGTGCCCTCAGCGAGTTGGAGCCCTGAGCCACCGAGCTCGAGGTACTGGCCGCTGCTCGAGCCTGCGGTGGCGTGACCGGTCGCCACTGCCTCGGCTGTGCCGTCTGCGCCGCTGGCTTGGACTTCGGCTGCGCCACCGCGCCCTTCTCCGGGACGCCCTTGGCTCGCATCTGATCATGCAGGTCGGCGTAGGCCTTGAACGCCTTGTGTCCTCGCTCACCTTCGGACAGTCGGTAGTGCGGGGTGTTCGCATCGACCTGCTTGGCCGCACCCTGCATGACCCGCTCGTTGGTCAGTTCCTCACGGGTCTGGGTCAGCCCGTGCCCCTGGAGCATCTTGTGCTCCTCGTGGGTGAAGAAGGGTGCGTCCTTGCCATGGGTCTCGGTCTGCTTCGCTGCTCGAGCACCGGTGGCGTACGCCGAGGCGTTGTTGAAGTCGATGTGGGAGTAGTGACCATGGGAGTGGTAGTCAGCTCTCCCTTCCTCCCGCAGCAGCTTCTCCGGGTCCTGCATCACCTGGCCGTGCAGCCGGTAGCTGCTCCGCTTCACGTTCGCGTGCTGCTCCTCGTGGGCCTGCACCATCGGTGCATGCTCCGCTGAGGCCTGGCCACCAACAAACGAGCGCCCCCGCTTCGCGGAGCCGAGCCGCACCGTTCCGCCACTCCCACTCCCCAGCCCCGGAGTCACCTGGACCCTGTTCGAGGAGAACATCGGGGTCTTGGCTAGCTTGTGCGCCGCCTCGTGGACTTCCTTGAATCGCTGACCAGCCTCGCTCACGCCATGGGCAGCCTTGTACTGACCACCGGTACGGACCACGTTACGTTCGAACCCGGTCATCGCCCTAGCCGCGCGGAAGACCCCGGGCTCGACCATGGACTTCTTGACATCCTGCTCGTTCAGTAGCTTCACCCGGCGATCCAGCCACTTCTTCTGCTCGTCGAACCCGGTAGTGCCGGTCTTCAGGTACTTGTGGTGCCGGCGGATCGACTCCTCCACGTCGTCGGCCACCTCGTCGGCCATGTCGTGCTCACCGCGGTACCGATAGTAGTCGTGAGCAAGCTCGAGCTGTCGGACCGACTCCTTGTGGTGTGCGGTGCCCTCGTTGGCCCACATGCTCTTCTTGTCCACCCGGGTGGACTCGGCCTCGTCCTCGTACTCGTCGTCGTCGAAGGGGACACCCTCCGCGCTCTTCCCGTCGGGCATGACGTGCGGCTTCGGCTTCGCCGACCAGGCTGCGAACCGGCCCTGGGCGTCGCGCTTGTACCAGGGGCGCTCGGCCTTGGCGATGTGCTCGACTCCGAATGCGCTGCTCACAGTCTCAGTGTCTGGGTACTGTCACGCCGGCGGGTACGGCCGAGTTGGTGTTGCATCGGCGAATCCCAAACGTGGCTGTCACCCCTGACTAACTTTTGTTTGGGCTCGACCGCACCCTCCTCCAGGGTGGTACCTCTCACACCATCAGGTCCAGGTCCTGGCTGGTCTGTTGGGTCTTGTTCTCCACCGTGCCGATGACCCAGTTCTTAGCCGGACGCTTGGCGTCCTTGTTGTAGCGCATCTCCTCTTCGATCCAGGTCGGGTCGTTGTTGCCGGCCAGCACCACCGGGATCGCCGGGATCGCCCGGTTGGACACGCACTTCCAGACCAGCGCCATCGAGCACACCTCGTCGGGCAGGTGGTACTCCTTGCCCCGGGCGTAGACCTGCTCCACCGAGCAGTACAGGTGGTTCTTGTAGAAGGTGGAGATCCGAGGCACCTTCCAGCGGTCGTTCTCCACCGAGCTGATGTACTCGCTCAGCATGTTGTCCCGGTTCATCCCGGTCATCAGGAAGCCTCGAGCCCGCTGGTCCAGGTAGTCGGCCACCACCGCGCCGAGCCCGGTCGCGTCGTGGATCCCCTGGGCGTTGAACTCCTTCATCAGCTTGTTGAAGTAGCCGATCATCACCGGATAGGGACGCCGCCGGCAGCGCAGCCAGTGCACCACCTTGCACGGGAAGAAGGTCACGTCCGCGACGGTGATCACCGTCCAGTCCTGGGACTGCGCCCAGTCCGCGCCGATCACGTACTCCCGGTCCATCTTGAACTCCTCGAACCGGTACTCCTCGTAGTCCTTCTGAACCTTCTCCTTGATCGTGTCGGTCGGCAGGGAGAACATCCGCTCCACCGCGTCGGTGTCGAAGGCACGGTTGCCGATGGACGGCTCACCCAGGTCGTACTCCACCCGCCACATCTCGCGCGGGATCTCCTGGCGCTTCTGGGCGATGGTCTCCTCGTCCAGCCAGCCGTCGATCGGGTTGGAGGTGTCCTTGTAGCACCAGCGGAAGATCTTCTCGTCCCGGTCGATGAACCGCTGCTGGACCTCGGCGAAGGTCTTGTCCGGGTACTGCCAGGTCGAGGTCATCACCGTCATCGGCCGGATGATGTCGCCCTTCCAGTTCTCCTGGGGCATCGGCTGACCCAGGGATGCGTCGAAGATCTCCAGGTCCATCTCGTCGATCTCGTCCAGCAGCAGGGACGGCGGGTGCGGACCACGGACCGACTTCTGGGAGGCCGTGAGCGGCATGATGATCGACTTGTTGGTCAGCTTGATCCGGGTCGCGGTCTCCTCCCGGATCAGGTAGCGGGGAGCGTTGTCGGACTCCCAGGCGTTGCGCATGGTGTTGTGGATGTTGATCGACTGGTTCAGCGAGCCGCCGACGATGTTCACATCCGAGCCCAGGACGCTGGCCACGGTCAGCCCGAGGATGCTCATCAGGCGAGACTTGCCGCTCAGTCCTCGAGACCCGTGGATCAGGATCGAGGGCATCCTGCGGAAGTAGGCCTCGGCGAAGGCGTCGAAGGGTGCGTCGTGGTCGTCGCACACCTTGTGTCGGGGGATGGTGATACCCCACAGGGCCTTGACCAGCTCGTAGAGCTCATCGTCGCTACGAGGGCCTCGGCCTAGAACGATGGGCACGGCGCGCCTTCCGACTGTCGTAGATCCGCCCACACTCCCGGCAGCACACGTAGCCGTTGGGCCTGACGTACATGAACTCTGGGTAGGGATGCCCGCGGATGCAACTGTCCGGCTGGTACTTGCTGCCCCGATGGATGTTCTCCAGCCTGGTTACCGGTTCCAGATGGACCGGGTTGCAGCACAGCCTGTCCCGGCACAGGTGATCCAGCTCCAGACCTTCCGGGATGTCTCCGATGAAGTGCTGGTACATCACCCGGTGCACCAGCAGGGGCTTCTGTCGATCTACGTAGGGCGGACGAGCATTGACCGTGCCGTACCCGTTCGGGGTCTTCGACCCTGGCCAGACCCAGCAGCCAGGCTCGGTGATATCGATGCGCTTCAGGACGCGGAGAGCAGGATCGGTTGCCATGGTTCATAGTAACCGCAATCCGATCGTCGTCAGTGCGGGGCCCGCGGCCCAAGACGATTGACAACGATCAGCTCCTTCAGCGTCCAGGCCTTCGCTCGGTAGGGAACGGCTAGACGGTACGCCCCTGCCGGTGTCTCGATCACGTAGTACCAGGGCACCGGATCGGAGTCGGTGGGCGTCAGGCTGACGAAGAATCGACCCTCGAGATGATCGAGCTGGACCTCCGGTGCCAGACAGGCCCAGGGGATCTGATCGCAGATCACCCAGAGCCTCTCCGGCGTGCACCGGACCAGGCCCTGGACCGGACGACCTCTGTGTTCGAAACTGCCTGTGACTCGTACGATCTTGGGCATGTCCACACACTACTAGTCTGTAGTGGGTGGAGTAACCGCAGTCTTGTTGGTCGGGGTGACGAACTTCCGTACCACGATGGCCAGCACGATCGAGACCACGGCCATGATCGAGCCAACTTGGTCATCACTCAGGCTGGCCCCGAACGAGATGGCCAACGCGATCACTGCACTGACCAGACCGGAGATCAGAGCCGGTTCATTCTTGACGATGTCTCCGTTGAACACGGCCATGGCCGCACCTACTTCATTGAGCTAGCGCTTCGCTGTCTTCTTCGTCGCCTTCTTGGCGGTCTTCTTCGCCGGAGGCTGGTAGTCGATGGATGGCTGCGGGTTGCGCACGATGGCGCAGCTCCAGCCGCCGACCGCGACCGAGTGCCGCTCGAAGTGGAGATGAGCTCCGGTCACATTGCCCTCGGCCCCGACCTCACCGACCTTCTGGCCGGCGCGGACTCGAGCACCGTTGGGCACGCTGCGCTTGGACATGTGGGCGTAGAAGTCCCGGGTGCCGTCACCCGGCAGGATCTCGATCTGGTGCCAGCCAAAGGCTGAACCGTGGTTGGCGTAGACGACCTTGCCACCACGCGCGGCCACGACCGTGGTACCCACCGGAGCCGGATAGTCGATCCCGGTGTGGATGCCCCAGCCGCGGCTGTCGCGGTTGCAGGACCAGTACGGTCCGCGTCGTCCGTACGGCGTGCCGGCGATACGTCCGGGGACGGGTTTCATGACTCGTCCTCCTCACCCTCCTCGGTTCCGGTGTTGCCACCTTCTCCGGGGTCGTCAGAGCCGTCCGCCTCGATCACTTCGTCACCGGCGACGTTCTCCTCGTCGAACTCGGTCACCTCGTCCGGCTCGCCCACTGGCTCGGGGTTGGGATCACTCACCGTCATCTTCACCGTCGCCTTCATCGGCCTCGCCCTCGTCCTCTTCCGGCTCGAGAGTGTCCACCAGGCCCGCAGCGAACGCAGCCGCCCGCTCGGCATCGACCTCGGGCTCGGGGTACTGGATCTGCCCCTTGAGTCCAGGGTTGTCGTATTCCTCTTCGGTCTCTTCGGCCTCGACCTCGGGCTCTGTCTCGCTCATGGTTCTATCGTGTCCTCTCTGTCTCGTCACGATGGGACTGTCCAGGTGACATGCAACGCTCCCACCTTGACGTTGGTCGCCTGGGAAACAACGTCTGAATAATCGGCGGGTCCTGCTCCCGTGGCGCTTGAGGACTTGTAGTCCAGGCCCAGGCACTTGATGTTGGTGTTCAGGTCGTTGTAGTAGGCAGGCGGCAGGTCGAACCACTTGCTCGAGCCCTTGTCCAGCGGGCCGATGTCGACCGGCTCATGGCGGGTCAGGCTAGTCACCCCGGACAGGTCGGACGGCTGGCCGTAGGTGCTCCAGAACAGGTGCATGGCAGCGCTGGGCATGCCGATGTCGACATTGGCTCCCTGCCGGATCAACAGCAGCTGGGCGGACTGGATGGTGGCATTGCCGGCGATCGCCTGGGTGAGCTGAGCGCCGTAGAGGAACAGGCCCACGCTCCGCGGGCTGTTCTGCTGGATCAGGTCGCCACCGTGCCAGCCGCCACCGCGGAACGAGCCGGTCTGGTTGGGGTAGAAGTAGGACTCCTTCTTGATCGGTGGGATGGTGTCCACCGTCGGCTTGGGCGTGTGCAGCTTCATCTGGGTGGACTGGATCGACCAGTTGTTGTTCCAGTCCTGCGACCAGGCACCGAAGAAGAAGTCGGTGTCCGCAGGGATCTTGGTGTTCGGCCCGGGGTTGACCGTCCACTGCTTGTAGGACCACGCGCTGGTGTCCTTGTGGTCGCCCCAGTAGTTGTACATCCAGTCGCTCCACCGCTCATTGGGCCAGTCGGAGTCCGGGGTCTCGGTCCGGGTCTGGCCGGTGGCGCTGGTCGGAGCCGCCTTGTTGTAGGTGGTCAGCACCCGGATCCGCTGGAGCTGGGGATCGTTGCTGGTGGCGTTGGCCCTGACCCCGACCTTGATGTAGCGCTGGGTCAGGTTGTTCTTGTCATCGAAGTTCTCGATCAGCTCCAGGCTCATCTGCGGCGGGTCCGGCGGCGTGGTGTCGTACAGGTAGCCCTGCTGGTAGACCCCGCCGACCTTGATGTAGCTGGCGGTGATCGGCGTCCACACCCCGTTGTTCTTCCGGTAGACGCGCTTGGCCACCTGCCAGGTGCCCGTGTCGTCCTTCACCCAGACTGGCATCGGACCTCAGATCTGGTAGTAGATATCGCCGTTGTTGCCCAGCGTGCTGGCCGGCGCAGCGGCTCCGTAGCGGACCGCGAACGAGCCGGCCGGGTAGCCCACCCAGGCCGAGCCGCTGTAGTACCAGAGGCTGAAGGTGTCGACGGTGATCGCCATCATCCCGGGCACCGTCTTGCCGGCGGTGGCCGTGTCTCGAGCAGCGGGCGTGGCGTAGATCCCGACCACGCGCTTCTCGATCAGGTTGGCCAGCTTGCCCAGGTCGACCGGCACGTTCGGGGTCTGGGCTTGGTCCGGGATCGAGGCTACGAACTGCCCCATCGCTGAGTCTGTGTACGCCATGGCTCCTCCTACTTCGATGCTCTCAGGGCTGTCACTTCTTCGCGGAGCTCGGCCAGCTCTTCGACCAGGGACTCGATCTCGGTGTAGAGCTCCTTGATCAGCACGTTGTGCGCCACCGTGATGTCCGCGGTCCGGAAGTAGATGATCTCGCCCTCGGTGTCCCGAACGATGTCGGTCGCTGCTCCGGTCTCCTCGTCCCGCTCCACCTTGTGCTGCCGGCCCACCCAGAGCTCGGCTCCGCATTCGGCACCCTGCTCCGCGATGAACCCGGGATAGCGCCGCGGGTCTTGCACCAGGTCGTCGTCGGTCTTGCGGAACTGGAAGGTGTAGGACTCCAGCCCCATCACCGAGCTGGCCTCCTCCATGGTCATCGGCTTGACGTTCTTCTTCATCCGCTCGGTGGAGGTACGGACGATGCGACCGGCGTTGTTGATGTTGGCCGTGGTGCCGCCGCCGCCGTTCAGGTCCTCCAGGAAGATGCCGTTGTTCCAGGAGTGGATCTGCTCGCCGTGGAACGCGGAGGTGTTGTTCGGGCCGGGCGACGCACCGTTGTAGTTGTTGTTCCCGACGATGATCGAGTTCGGCATGAAGACCACCGAGTTCCCGGAGGTGGTCTGGATCCGGGCCGAGATGCTGGACCCCGAGGCGATGTTCATCGTGCCAGCCATGTTCGGGGTCGAGATGAACAGCGTGGTGCTCGAACCCGTCGAGATGGTGCCGCCGTTGATGTTGATGTTGCCACCGGCGAGGTTCAGGTTGCCGCCGTTGGAGTTGAAGTTGTTGGTCGCGGCGTTCAGGGTGACCCCGCCGACGTTGGACGCCGCGCCGCCGTTGAAGTTGACCCCGCCACCGTTGGTGGTGATCCCGCCGGTCCCGTTGATGGTGATCGCGCCGTTGTCGCAGTTGAGCTGACCCTGGTTGCCACCCGAGCTGTTGCCCCAGGCCAGGGTCGCACCATCACCCGGACCGTTGGACTGGAACCAGAACCCGCCCGGCCCCGCGGCCGAGCCGCTGATCACCATCGCCGTGGACGTGTGCGGGCTGGTACCGCTGGTCGGTGAGGTGACCTGGATGACCGGGTTGGTGCCCGTCCTGCCTCCGGTGATGGTGCCGTTGCCATCGGTGGAGGCCCCACGCATGTTGATGACCGGACTGACCGCGGCGTTCGGATTGATGGTGGAGACGTTCAGCGTGCCCAGGGTGAGCGGGTCGGGCACTCCACCGGACTGCGGCCCGACCAGCGCCTCAGTCCCCGTGGAGTCCTTGTAGTACAGCTTGTTGTCGCTCTTGACGTACAGCAACGTGCTCGAGGCCGGTGGCGTAGCCGCGGGCGTGGCCATCTGGCGCAGCTGGAGTGCCGAAGAGTAGTTGATCGGCATCAGGTCTCGATCACGCAGCGGTAGGTGTTGGCCGGGATGGTCAGGTCGGCGGTCACCGTGATGGTGTTGTTGTCCTTCACGTTCCAGGCCATGAACTCCTGAGCACCCGAGGTAGATCCCACTGCGCCGGCCAGGAACATCACCTGCACGTCGTAGCTACCCAGGTTGTGGATCACATCCACCCCGGTGCCGGCCGTGGAGACCACCGGCAGGTTGACCACGGCCTTCTTGACCGTGCCCTGCGGGACACCGGCGATGGCGTTGTCCACGTAGGTCTTGGTCGCTGCCGAGGTTCCTACGCCTGGCGTGGGCACCGTGACCGTGCCGGTGAACGTCGGCGAGGCAAGTGGCGCGATCACGGTGGTATCCACCGCCAGCGTGCGGTTGGCGGACAGGTCACCACCACCGGTGATCCCGGTGCCGTTGGACAACGTCCTCGAGGTCGGTACGTACGAGGCCAGAGAGGCCACCGTGGCGATCACCGCGGTGTTGACGTGCACCTCATCGGCGTTCACCGTCAGCGAGGTGTCACCGGCCACCAGATCGATGACCTGACCGGTCTTGACCAGACCAGCGCCACCCAGGATGGCACCGGCTCCGGAGAACTGAGTCCAGGTGATGTTGGTGGTGCCCAACGTGCCGCCCTGGTCGGCGGTGCACACCCAGCCGGTATCGGCCAGTGCCGTGCCCTGCTCGACGAAGACGAAGGCACTCGGCACCTCGGCCCAGACATCCATGTCCGGTGCTCGAGTCCAGGAACCAGCCGCGACGATGTAGATGCCGTTGGCAGGCGGTGTGGTCTGGTCCTTGACCAGGACCCGGTCGTTCACCGCGATCGCCACACCATCGAGTGCGGCCGTACCGGACAACGGCAGGTTGGAACCGGTGGAGGCAGCCCTGACCGACTGCTTGGCATCCAGACCCTGCGCGATGCCGTCCACGTAGTTCTTGGTCGCCGCGTCCTGAGCTCCGGTGGGATCGACCAGGTTGACGATCTTCTGGGTGTTCAGGTCCAGCGAGGCGTTGGCCTTCACCATCAGGTTGAGCGGCGTGTTCCCGGGCAGCGCCATGTCGGTGGAGGTGCCGAGCTGGCGTAGTGCCGGTGCCGTGTTGCCAGCCGAGCCACCATCCAGCGCCGTTTTCACGTTGGTGTTCAGCTTGGCGAGGGTGACCACGTTGTTGTTGATGGTGGGAGTGGTGTTACCGGCCGCCTTGGTCAGATCACCGGCGGTCCACGCGGCCACCGTGACCTGACCGGCGTTGAACCCCAGATCGGCAGCCAAGGACACCGCACCCGGGGTCGCGGTCGCTCCAGACGAGTTGCCGAGCAGTGTGGCTGCCGCCATCGTCTGGATCTTGGCGTAGGTGACCGCGTTGCCGTTGATGGTCAGGCTGTTCGGGTAGCTGCCCCCGATGTCGATGCCACCGACCGTGCCGGACGGCGGACCGCCGGCACCGGAGCCCACCGCCGTCCAGACCGGACCGGTGGCGTTGGTGCAAACGTAGAGGATCGAGCCGGCGGTGTTGTAGAACAGCTGGCCCAGCACGCCGGTGACCGGGTTCGACGCGCCCTGCTGGATGGCGATGTTCTGAACCGGCAGCCCTCGCAGGTTCACCGCAGAGCTGAAGGTAATCGGCATGGTCTCGTCCTATCCGTACACAGTGGCGGTGCCGCTCTCCGGAGCGGCGAAGGTGATCTGCATGTTGTTGTTGTCGGGATAGGTCAGATCCCCGATCAGCTGGCTGCCACCAGAGTCCATGGCGTAGACCGACAGGCTCTTGCGTCCCTGTCCGTGCGCCATGTTCCAGGTGGTGACGGCGGAGACGAAGTTGAAGGTCTGGTAGTAGGGAATACCAGCAGGGCCCTGTGGTCCAGTAGGCCCGGTGTTGCTGAAGTGCGTGGTGATGATGCAGATGCCATCGGTCCCGGTGCCACCCTGGAACGGACCACCGGGCGAGCTGCCTCGAGCCATCGAGCCGCCGCCACCACAGCCGTACGGCGTCGCGGTACGACCGCTGGAGCCCTGCGGAGTACCGGGAGACGCGGTGTAGGTGCCCAGATGCGACGCCCCACCGAGCAGGGACAGGATGATCGGCCAGTCCCCGGTCACCGACTCCACGCGCAGCGTCTCACCGGGCTCACCGGGGATGTTGACGTGGCCACCGGTGGCCGTCCCGCCTGCGCCGCCGCCCGAGGTGTTGTTGCTGACCGAGGCCACGTTCTGACCGGCTCCACCGCCACCGGCGTTCAGCACCGTGGCCGTGCCGGAGGTGAAGCTGGAGTTCCCGCCGGCGTTGCCGTCGTTGTTGCCGGCAGCCTTGGGACTGGCTCCTGCGCCGACCACCACGGTCGCGGTCGAGCCCAGCACCGAGGCGTCGTAGATCCGTCGGCAGTAGCCACCACCGCCGCCACCAGAACCGGCTGAGATGTTGTTCGTGGTCGGGTTGCCGGCTCCAGCACCCGACCCACCGCCACCGACGATCTCGACCTCGACCCAGATCGCCTGGGCAGGCTTGGTCCAGGTGGAGGTTCCTGCTCCGAAGGTCTGCACGTTGGGTGGTGTGCCCGGTGTGTAGCCACCGCCTCCACCGCTGCTCGAGCCACCGGTGTGATCGGCCTCGAGCGCGCCGGTGATCGGGTTCAGGTACAGCGGGTACTTGGTGACCGTGGACGGAGCGGTGGAGAACGAGGCCAGCGCCGAGAAGGGGCTAGCGGTCGGGCCGGCTCCCCAGGTCTGCACCTGCCACTCGACGGTCACCCCGGTCGAGTAGGTCACCGGCAGCGTGTACTGAGCCACCGAGTTGGTGATCGGTCCCACCGTGGTCCAAGTGCCGGTTCCCGGTGGCGAACGATGTTGGAGCGAGTACTGAGTCTGGGCACTGCCATCGGTGGGGTTGTGCTTCCAGGTCATCCGGATCGGCTTGGAGCCGTCCAGGACCGGGCCGTTGGGATCCAGCAGCGAGGGCGCGTTGGGAGCCGGCGCAGAGGCCGGTACGGTGTCCGCGGTCTGGTTGGAGTAGGCCGAGTAGTAGGTCGGAAAGTCGACCTCGGCGTTGACTCGATACCGGATCGGCACCGTGGCGTCCCAGCCCGCGGTGTCGTTCATGCTGGTGGTGTTGCCCGGGACCGTGCCGCGCAGCGTCCACGTCACACCCCGGTCCTTGGACTGGTAGACGTTGAACAGGAAGCCGGACAGCGAGTAGGAGTAGCCGGTGTTGTTCGTCCAGCTCACCACATGCGTGGAGCTGTTATAGGCACAGCCGCTGGGAGCCGCCGGCGGAGAGAAGGCGGGTCCGGCCGCAAGGCTGTAGCCGGAGTCTGCCGGGGTCACTCCGGCCGCGGTGACCCCGGTGGCGTAGCAGCGGTACTGGTAGGAGTGGTTGCTGGCCACGCCGGTGTCGGTATACGAGGTCTGCCCCGGACCGACGGTGTCGATGTCGTGCCAGCCGGCGCTGTCCCGGTTCTGCTGGATCTTGATGTTCTGGTACGGCTCACCGATGGTGTCGTTGTTGGTCCAGGTGAACTTCAGGTCGTTGCTGGCGGTGTGGACCAGGTTGGACGTGCTGGTGTCCGGTGCGCTGGGCTGGCCGTAGGGCCGAGCGGTGATCGCAGCCGAGGCGGACACACTCGGCGTGACCCCGTTGTAGGCACCCGAGATCGAGCAGCCGAAGGTCCGTCGACCGGGGCTCGAGCCGTACTCGTGCGCGCCGTAGTTGTAGACGTAGGTCAGGGTGATCCGCTTGACCGCAGCACCACCGGCGTTGTTGTTGATCGACATGTTGTCGACGATCTGGCCGGAGAAGTGCAGGATCTGCGGGTCTGAGTAGCTGTACTGGTTCTGCGTGTAGTAGTCGATGGTGAACGTGCAGCCGGCCTCGCTGTGGGTGATCGAGGACTCGACGCTGATGTCCACCCCGACCCGCATCCCGTTGCCGCCGGAGTACTCCCAGTTGCCCCACTGGATGGCCATCAGGTGATCAGCACCTGGACCGAGATCCCGAAGTTGAGCTTGAACTGGCTGGTCGCGAACCCCACTCTCTGGACCAGGCAGCCCACCGCCTGAGGAGGACTCTCATCACACTGACCGGCGTTGACGCTCAGGAACTGCACCCCGGGCGCGAGCACGGTCTTGATCTGGTCGTTGAAGCCCGAGCTGTAGACGTGCACCATCCCGCCCAGCGCGCAGTCGTCCAGCACGAACCCGTGAGCCGGGAAGCCCGAGCCGATGGCCGCAGAGGCACGTCGTACGCCGAAGTAGGTGCCGGTGTCGTAGATGTTGACCAGGTCCCCGGCGGTCAGGGCTTCCACCGCCTGCACGGTGTCCGCGTCCATCATCGAGCGCTCGATGGAGTTGGGTGCGATCAGCGACCCATCCAGCACCCCGGTGGTGATCTTGGTGGCATCCCGGAAGCCCAGCGTGTCCTCGTCCCAGACCGTCTGGTTCCACTTGCCGTCGACGACGTTCCACATCTCGGTGAACTCGGTGCCGTCGTCGCTGGTCACGAACCAGAACGAGCCCTCCATCCGCTCGTCGGCGGCAGTCGGCTCCACGGTGTCGAAGGTGTGCATCATCGCGACCATGGCGATGTTGTCCTCGGCCGCGGCCAGCGAGGTGTTGGTGCCGAAGAGCTGGGTGTACAGGTCCGAGATCGAGTTGGTGTTGCCCTGCGCCTGGTTGCCGATCGGCACGATCGAGCCGTCCTGCACGGCCTCCCAGTAGGTCGGCTGGGACGGATCGATGCTGTTCGCGCCCGGTCCGGTGGCTCGGTACTGCTGGTGCAGTCCGCCCGGATAGACCACCACTGGGTTGCCATCGGAGTCCAGGACCGGATCGCCGGAGGTGTCCAGCTCATAGCGCACCGGGTCGGTGGCGAACCACAGGTCTCCGGTGTTGCCCGAGGTGGGCGGAGTCACCGCTGGGATGGCACCGCTGTCTGCTCCTGGACCGACGAAGGTGAGCAGTCCAGCGGTACCACCCACGACCTCGAGCCAGATCCCCTTGCTGCCATCGGGATTGACGTGCTCGTCGTCCCAGACCAGGAGCATCTGAGTGGAGGTCTGGTAGATCAGCTGGCCCGGGTAGGCCGACTCCATCAGGTTCTCGTCGTCGACCATCTGCACGTAGGTGGACTCGATGGGGACACGTTGACCAAGCCGCGGACTTTGAGCCTGGTCGTAGACCATGGAGGAATGCTAGCCGTGTGATTCGGCGCTGGGACAGGACACCACATACAGTGCCGAGGTGATCAAGACACTCACCGTGGCCGCGATCGCCCTGATCCCGATCGTTCTGTGCATCCCCAAGGCGACTGCGGCCCCCACTGGGCACAACGTCAAGAACTGCGACACCACGCTGCACGGCACCGTGCACAACGTGACCGTGCTAGCCGGCTCGAGCTGCACCATCCCAGCAGGGGTCACCGTCACTGGCGGAGTTCATGCCAAGGCCGGAGCTGCCAACCTGCTAGTGGATACCAACGTCGCGCACAACATCCAGGCCAAGGGCGTGACCGGGTTGGTCCAGATCGGTCCTCCGACCTGCAAGTTCGACCCGCTGGTGGGCAACAACGTGCACGTCTTCAAGAGCCACGACGTGCTGATCTGCCAGGTGACGACCAAGAACAACATCATGGTCAACCACAACGACGGTCAGATCTCGATCCTGGACAGCCACGCCGGCAACAACATCATGGTCAACCGCAACCTGCCGTTCGTGCCCGACAATCCTCCGAGCACGCACTCGAACCCGGACTGGATCAGGGTGTTCCGATCCACCGCCGGCAACCACATCAAGGAGTTCGGCAACCAGCGCACCGTGGTCAACCGCAGTGACTCACCGGCACCGGTGATCCGCTAGGTGTGCAGCGCGCCGTAGTTGGCGTACGGAGTGCTGGGCGCGCTGGTGGTGCCGGGATTGCCCTGCAGACCCTGGATGCCCTGATCGCCCTTCGGGCCCTGGACGCCCTGCAGGCCCATCGGTCCCGAGCCCAGCCGCGCCGCCGACCAGCTGCCGACCGAGATCGAGGTGGCCTGGCTGCTGCGCGCGTACACGTTCAGCTGTAGTGGCGGCAGGTTGATCAGCGGACCTACCCGCATCACGAAGGACAGATCCACGTAGAACGGCGCTCCAGCCACGGACTGCCGGGTACAACGAGCCAGCAGGTTGGTGTTGGATGCCCAGCTCATCCAGATCTCCCGCGAGCCCGCAGCGGCGTCTGCGAAGGCCACCCAGACCGACAGGTTGTAGTCACCGATCTGACTCAGCGTGCAGTTGTTGCCGGAGAAGCAGCCCAGATCGTCATACGGGTTGGAGCCCCAGGTGAGCTGGGTGTCGGTGTTGGCGCTGATCGCGTTCGAGGTGTTGATGATGGTCATCGATGCCGACTGCAGGATCTGGCCCATCGGGCCGGGATCTCCCTGCGCGCCGGCTGGACCCTGTGGACCGTCCTGACCGGTCAGCCCCATCGGGCCGATCGGACCGATCCCCTGAATCACTCCAGTCTTGACCTGGATCGACCCGCCATTGACCAGGCGTACGACGTTCGTCACTGGAACGCACTCCTCATCGCTCGAGACTTGGTGGTAGACGCCCGACCAGCGATCGGTCCGCGCATGCCGGCGGGAGCTGCCCGGTTGGGCTGGCTCAGCCCGGCGAAGGCACTGGCCCGCTGCTGCCAGCCGATGTTGGCCGACTCCACCGCGGGTGATGCTCCTCCGGTACCGGCACCCTGCGCCAGCTGCTTGGCAGCTCGCCTGCCCGAGGTCTTGGCTGCCTTCCGGTTCAGCACTGCGTTGCTGCGCTGGGTGGCCTGGGACAGCCTGGGCTGGACCCGGCTGCCGGTCATCGCCTGACCCAGCTTCCTGGCCGAGGTCGCTCCACCGGCACCGACCAGACCGGTGTGCTCGAGCGCGCCCATGGGAGCCAGGTTGCCCATGAACGGCTTCACGTTCATCTTGCTGATCTGACCATGCTCCACACCAAAGGCGCTCTTCATCTCGTCCTCACATCTGGGTCACTCGCTGGTTGACCGCGACATCGCCGTAGATCAGCCGCATCCGCTGGTTGCCGGCGTACTCGTTGCCATCGTTGACGGTCACGAACAGGTCGTAGATGTAGTTGCCCGGGATCAGGCTGGCAGTGACCGTGTCCTCGATGTGCAGCTGGATCAGGCCCGCGGCCGAGCTGACGCTGATCTGCGGGATGGACCCGTCCGGTGGTGTCGTGGTCGGCGTGGACAGGGTGAGCTGGGTCTGTCCGAGCTTGTTCTTGATGTCCATCCGGCACGGCGCGATCACGTTGTAGGGGTTGTCCAGATCATCGGTGTAGGTGATCTGAGCCGACCAGTCCTCGCCCTGGTCGATCTCGATCGGCACGTTCGCAGCACTCATGGCAGGTTCCTCTTACTGGGAGCTCGCACCTGACGCAGTGCGGCCTTGGCCTGATTCTGACCCGCGTTGCCCTGCGCCATCCAGGGGTTGACCCGCTGGAGCTGGGGCTTGGACAGACCATGCCGCTCGACGCCCATCGACCTACCAGCCAGCCGGCGGGACATGTCCTTGCCGGCCTCCCTGGCCTTGAGCTTGCCCTTGGCCCACTGGATGCCGAGATTCTGGTGCTGCTCCGCGCCGGCGGTCTCGGCTCGCGCGGCGACCCGCTCCACCGCAGCCACGTTCCTGGGGTTGAGCGACTTGTGCACGATGCCGAACGCGGACACAGCCCTCATGACACCAGCATGACCGTTCTGGCTAGTCGTCCGAGACCTTGCGCAGAGCCTCGATGTAGTCCTGCTCCTTCTCGCCCATCACCAGCACCAGGTTCTTCTGCACCACCGGGTCCACGGTCTCCAGGCCGGTGATCTTGGCCCTGGTCTTGATCACCTCGAGGACCACTCGCGCGCTGGCGATGTCGCCCATCATCGCGGCCTCCCAGTGCGCGTCCTGGACCGCGTTCAGGCGCAGCACCTCGCTGGCCAGCATGGTCTTGCGCTCCTGCTGGGACAGGTAGTTCGCATCCATCGCGAACCGCTCGGAGACAATCCGCCAGACGATGCTGCTGTCCTCGGCCCCGATCAGCCGAGCGACCTCAGAGTGCGACTTGCCGCGTAACAACAGGTCGTAGGCGACCGTGGCGCGTTCGCCATCCTGTGATGACGGCCGCTTTCGCCGGCGCGTCGGCTTGGGGGAGGCGATATCGATCACCTTGTCCATGGCGGAACACCTCGATGACTTGGTCCAGCGTCTCCGTGCCAGTATCCAGCAGCTTGAAGATCCTGCGCCTGACTCGACCAGATGTGCCGGCCCAGACCCCGTACTCCTCGCGCGTGGTCAGCGCCCAGGTCAGGCACTCGTAGTAGACCGGACAGACATCGCACAGCTTGGACGCACGCCTGACCTGCTGGATGGACATGGTCGGCTTGTCGGTGTCCTCGCCGAAGTAGTAGTCGACCCCTACCCCGGCACAGTGCGCTCGTTGATGCCACTCGGGATAGAGGTCGTCGATGTTGTAGCTGACCCAGCGTTCGGAGTCGATGTCAGGACTGTGCTGACCCGTCAAGTCCAACCAGGCGTCCAGCAGATAGCTCGTCGGCGCGCTCATCGATGGAGCGGCCGTAGAGGGCGATGCAGGCGGCGTCGTACCGGTCCTGGTCATCTCCACACAGCGGAGCGTACGCCGGATGGGTCACATGGATGTAGTTCCTCACGTCGTCTTTGGACGCATGTCCATTCCCGACCACGCTCTTCTTCCACGCCCCGACGTTGACCGTCCTGATGTCGATCCCGTCAGACAGCCGGCCGTGAGCCAGGTAGGCCAGCAGCGCGCCCTTGGTCTCGGCCAGACCGAGGGAGTACTTGTGGTTGTTGCCCACCAGCACGTCCTCGATCCACACCGAGCTGGCGTTGTGCATGTAGACCCAGTCATGGACGACCATGCCGAGCTCGTGCAGCTGGATATCCCTGGGCTTGCTGTAGGGCGCTTCGTAGCTGGTCGCATCGATCAGCCGGCCACCCTCACTAGTGGACTCCAGGCACGCCAGCGCGATCTTGTGCACGCCTAGGTCGATACCGATGATCGTCATCCCACTGGCCCCTTGTCGTTGGACTTCAGAATCGTGTTGCCCTCTTCGTCGACCCGCCAGATCTGGAAGATCTCGTCGTCGAAGTAGTCGCCGAATCCCCACCACGCGACCCCGTCCTTGATGTCGCCCTTCGGTGCCCAGGGATGCATGGGCTGGGCCGAGTCCTTGGTGAACTCCAGGGTCTCCTTGAATGGCCTGTGGTCACTGCTCTGCACTCGCGCCATCAGGATCGGCCCGTCCGTGGTCTGCAGGGCCCGCAACAGCGAGCCGTCGATGATCCCGTCGCCATGGCTTTTGTCCGGTGCCACGTAGGGAACGTCCTGCGGTGCGGTGTGCAGCGAGCCGCCCTCGTTGGGGAAGCTCTGCCAGGCCAGCTGGTAGAAGTCCGACCCTCCCCAGGCCTTCATGATGATGTCGACGACCCACTTCTGCTTCAGGTTGACGTTCCAGTCCGCCACGATCAGCTGGGCGTCCATGCGCTGCTTGCGGTCCAGGTCCTGGGTGTGCGCGGCCCAGTTGTGCAGTGAGCTGAGCCAGGCCTGCTTCCGGCCCTGCCACTGATCACCGATGTGCGACCAGTGACCGTTGGCTTCGACGAAGGACGGGAAGTGGGTGACAGAGACCAGGAGGGTCTTGCCGTCATCCACGCGCTTCAGGCCGACCGTGCAGGAGTAGATCGGCTGGGCCAGCTTGTTCACCTGCGCGCGGTAGTAGGGGTTGTTGTTCAGCTTCTTGATGTTGCGGAAGGTGCAACGCCAGACCGACTTGTCCCAGCAGATCGCGCAGTTGTCCTGGTTGGCGTTGGCCTTGGCGTTGTAGTAGCCCCAGCCCTGGGCAGCCAGAGCCGCTGCTCGAGCACCGCCCTCGACCTCGGTCAGGGTGATCACCGAGCTCTCGCCCTGCCAGGTGGTGACATCGGCATCCAGCGAGTCCGCGGAGCGATCGAACCTGGATGAGCAGTGGATGTGCCGGAACTTGGGCAGCGGCTTGTTCTTCTTGTCCTTCTTGTCCGCCGGCGGGTCAGCAGCCATACCTACATCATGTCGGATCTGTCCGCTGGATCTTGATCCCAGGAGGCCAGCGAGTCCGATGCGTGCGCGCCCATTCCTGGTCAGCTCGGCGCATGGCCTCGCCGGCATCCTCGAGACCGCCGGTGATCGTCTGCGTACCCAGATCGACGACCGCCTTCGAGATCTGGTCACCCCGAACGTCTCGCTCGATCAGATCCCGGATGTAGGCAGAACGCGGGATGCGTACATCCTTGTGCCGGTCGATAGCATCCAGTAGCTCTTGGGACAACGTGATATGTACCTGTGGCATGTGGTACAAGCTACTACCTCTTGGGTGTCTTCACCGGCATGGCCAGGAACCCACCCTCGGTGGCGTAGTGGTCGGTGTTCAGCGGAAACTCCTTGTCGTCCAGGGCCCGCCAGTACTTGCCCTTCACCCGGCCGTCGTGGTTGTAGGAGGCGATCACGTCGATCTGCCCATGACCGGTGGACTCGTACTTGCCGAGCTCGTCAGCCAGGGAGGTGAAGGGAGCACCCAGGAACGTGTCCAGAGAGCGGTCCTGGATGTTCTGGTCGCCTCCGTAGAACGCCAGGGCTGCCTTCGCGCCAGCCTTCTTGCCCCAGTCCCCGATCGTGGTCGCGATCTTCTTGTTCAGCGCGTAGTTCACATCGCCTGGCTTGGAGCCCTGGAGGAGGTAGTGGCAGCACGCCACCGACACCTTCCCGACCAGCGGGTTGGTGAAGGAAGCCCAGGTCAGCATGCGATCGCTGTGCCTACCCACGCCTTGGCTCGAGTCCAGGATCTTGGTCGCGCCGCGGTCGTAGGACTTGGGCTCGATCATGTCTCTGTTCACCGCGATCCAGGTGTCGCCGGCGACGTGGAAGCGGAAGTTGTGCGCCTTGCACTCCTTCTCCAGGGCCGCTCTCAGATCCGTGGATGCTCCAGCTCCCGCCTCGGTGCCGGTGATCCACCAGACCTTCCTGCGATCGGCACGCTCCAGGATCTTGGCCGCGTCGGACTTCTTCTGCGGCGTGCGGTCACTAAACTGCATGCTGCAGTGCATGACATCGATCGTGATCCCTGACTCAACCATCTCTACCTCACGTCCTCGCGGGTACGCACTACTGGGGAACGATATATCTCGCCTTATGTATGCGCTGTAGTTGTCTAGTCTGTGCTTCGTTCCGCTTCCAGTAGTTGCGGATCGAGGTCTCGGTCACTCCACATGCTCGCGCGATTCGGGTGTTCGGCCAGCCGGCATCCTTCGCGCGACCGATGGCCAGCATGTAGCTGTACTCGGCTGCCCTGCGCGCCGCTCGAGACGCGATCAGGTTCTGGGCGATGTCCTCATCACTCACGACTCACCATTCCCGGCGTCGTATCGCTGTTCGAACAATAGTCGCTCGTTGCTCAACCTGCGCGACCCCAGGTCGGCCATCATCTTGGCCATCTCGATGAACGACCTGAGCTGCCCGGTCCGGAACTTGTAGTACGGGCTGCCCCTGATCACTCTGCGCTGCTGCTCCTCCCAGTGGATGTACATGTCGATCTCCTTCGCGCGCGCGTAGTACGCCGCGGCCACCTCCATCAGGTCCAGGTAGCCATCGACACCGGTGGGCGGATCCGCCCTGCCCAGGATCACGTTGGCGTAGGTCAGGAGCTCGTCGTGGAGCTCTTCCACAGGCGGGAGGCCCTCCAGTACCACCACCTCGGTCAGAGAGCGGGAGAACCGTGCTGTAGCCCCTCTCGCGACCTCTGGGGAGACCACGGTGCGCTCGATCTTCATCTGCTCAGCAACTCCCCGAGTGCGACCAGTTCCTCATCGGTCAACACCTTGTAGCCCTCCCAGCGCGCCACCGTGGGCTCGCCGGCACTCCACTCCACGACCACATTGACGGTCTGGTTGGCGTCCAGGCCGAGCAGCTCACACAGCGCACGCTCCTGGGCGAACCTGTTCTCGATCTTCATGCCACCGCCTCATCCCAGTTCCGGATCTTCAGGCACCGGTCGCGGAACGGGCAGGAGTTGTACACCCAGCCCTCTTGATCCAGGCACTTGCTCAGTGGCTCGTACAGCTCGCGCCGCTCCACCGCTGCCAGGATGTTCTCCGCGCGTGCTCGAGCCTCGATCATCGGCAGGTCGGCCGGCGTGACCGGGATCTCGACGTACTCCTGGTTGTCCTTGCACTCGTAGAGGAAGACCCCCTTCTTGCGCATCGTGCACAAGACATAGGTGGCCATCTGGAACAGGTGTGGCACCAGTGGTCCGAAGGTCTGCACCCGACGGAAGCCGTTGGCGTTGATGGACTTCAGCTCCAGGATCGAGCCGCCCTCGAGCAGCCCGTCCATCGTCCCGCGCAGCTTCAGCGTCTCGTGGTGCACCGGTACCTCGGCATCGGCCAGCCAGCCCTCCGTCAGCCCTGCCATCTGCCACCTCAGGTGCATGAACGCGCCGTTGTGCATCTTCAGGGCCTGGGTAGGCGTGGGTGGCAGCTTGCGCATCCCCAGCCACACGAACTGCTGGTAGCGGGCGCAGTCACCCAGCCCACTCGCGCTCAGCGACCTGGTCCGGTCCCGATCTCTGCTCTGCAGCATCTTGACCGCGAACGAGACCGCGGTCGCGGTGTAGATCGGGTGGTCGTTGTGCATCAGCCACTGGTCGTGACGCGGGCTGATCATCAGTCCAGGATCAGTCTTGGTGAGCGTCTCGCTGAACTTCACCGATCCCCTCCCGCCAGGTTCCGTAGTGCTCGAGCAGGTACTCGTCGTTGCCCGAGTACCAGGGCTGACCATCGGTGGCGGTGGTCACGAAGCCCCTGATCATCAGCCCGCTGGTGTAGCCCTGGTCGGTGTCATGGGCGTAGCTGTGGTGCTCTCGGCACAGGTAGATGTGGTGGTAGGTCTCACCCACCGCATCCAGCAACAGTCCACCACGCGCTCGGGTGAGCTTGTGATGCAGTTCGGCCGGCTCGACTCCGCACACCGTGAACCGTCCCTCAGGTCGGCTCTGGCTGGGCACCAGCACCATCGCTTGGCAGTAACTCATGGCTCGTCCTTCCATGGATGAGGGTCGTGAGGGCCCCCGACTCGAACAGCTTCCCGAGGATCCCGGTCAAGGTATGTGGATCTCCCGGGTCGTACTCCTTGAACCCGCTGATCCCGGCGGCACCCGCTCGCCGTACCAGATCGTCAAGGTCAGCGAATGGTTGGAGGGCCTCCAGTCGGCCGGCGGTAATGGCTCCGACCCCGTCAATGCTCTGTAGGCCCTTTCGGACAGCACCACGTACCTCATCGACTCGGTAGGTGGCACCGCTCGCGTTGATCTCGGGAGCGAGCACACGTAGGCCGCGTCGTCGCGTAGCACGGAGGTATCGGTTCTCCTTGGCTGAGTCTCCACCTGCTGCCACACCGAGGAGAGCCGTGTGGAACTCCAGTGGGTGACGCGCAGCGAGGTACGCAGCGCGGTACGCAGTGATGCCGTAGACAGTCGCGTGAGCGCGGTTGAAGCCGTACTCAGCAAACCCCGAGATCGCGTCGGTGATGTAGTCGATGTCATCCTGGTTCATCCCCTGTTCGGCGCACTCTTCGATCACCCAGTTCATGTAGGAGTCGATCACTCGACCCGCGTCTCCGATCTCCTTGTTGCTAGCCTTCACGGCTTTGAGGAAGGCGGTCAGATCATCAGCACCCAGCCCGAGCGCCCGCAGCACGTCGATGACCTGTTCCTGGTAGAGGAGGATGCCGTGGGTGTCAGCCGTCACCCGCTGAAGTACTGGATGCCGCTCTGGAAGTTGCGCGTTGCCATGCTTATGAGCGATGAAGAACCGGGTGGCACCGGTGTTCATGGTGGCCGGCCGGAACAGGGCCATCGCCGCTATCACATCGCGGATGGTGGTCGGCTTCAGGTCCCTCAGCCCCCACATCGTTGACCGGCCCTCGAGCTGAAAGATGCCCTCGGTGTTCCCGCTCCTGATCAACTGGTAGGCGGGCGCGTCACGGTACTCAATGTCACCTATGCGGGTGATGGGTAGACCAAGCAAGCGCATGGTACGGTCCAGCACGGTCATCGTCTTCAGACCCAGGGCGTCCAGCTTCACCAGGCCTAAGGACTCGACTTGGTTCTTCCCGTACTGAGTGACGTAGCCGTCTCCCGCCGCTCTGGCCATGTAGGCCATCGGCACCAGCCGCTCGAACTCGGCCTGGCTGCTGGTCAGCACGATGCCCGCGGCGTTCGTGCCCATGCCCTTGTACAGATGCCTGGCGGACAGGGAAGCCAACATAGACTTGTCGGTTGCGGGAACTTCAGACCAGGAGGTTGCTCCCTCGTCCTTCTTCCCAGCAGCGGTGAAGTACCGGACCCGCAGAGACCCTCGTTGGGTGTCACCGAACTCGTCCTCGGTGTCATTCAGCGAGTAGGTGGCCCACGACCCGATCTGATGAGCCGTGAACCGGGTGTTCAACATCTCGAGCAGCTCGTCACGTCGGTCGTGGGCCACATCAAGGTCCACATCCGGAGGCTTCGTCCGGTCCTTGCTCAGGAAGCGCTCGAAGCGTAGGTCCCACTCGATGGGGTCGACGTTGGAGATACCCAGGAGCCAGCACACGATGGATCCGGCCGCGGAGCCTCGAGTCTGGAACATGATGTCCTGAGCGCGCAACCAGTCGGTCACCTGGCAGACCAGCATCATGTAGCCGGCCATCCCCGAGGCTCCGATCACGCCCAGTTCCTCGCCCAGCTTGGACTGGTAGCGATCTGGCACCTTCCGCGGTGCGAACCGGCCCTCGAGCGCTGCTCGAGTCCGGGCCTCCATCGCCCGCTGCGGATCGGCTACGACCTCGGGGACCGAGTACGAGTAAGAGTCAAGGACACCGATCTCGAGTGTGTGACGGCCGAGGAGATCACCCAGTCCTTCCACTCCTCGCGCAAGCCGACGTTGACCATGATGGTCTGCAACCCATCCGGTGTGGCACAGGTGGAACCCATCACCGGGGAAAACAGCGTCGTCTGGATCTGGGCCGAAGGCGACGAGTCGCTTGAGTCCATCGTGGTCGGGTCGGTCTCCTGGCTCGAGGTAGTGGGAGTCCTGGGTGATGACGACGGGTAGCCCAGCCTGGTCCGCCAGTCCGACCAGCGCGTCCGCGATGTGCTCATCGGTGATGCCCTCTTCGTGGGTGATGTTGTGGTTCTGTACCTCCACGTAGACCGAGCCTGGGAACCACGATGCGAGGGTGTGTAGGTACTGCAGGGCTGCGCCTTCCCCGCCGCTCAGGAGGCTCTGCGTCAGATACCCGAAGAAGCACCCCGTCGTGACCGCGAGCCCTGCAGTGCGTCCATCATCGGCCAACTGAGCCAACATCGCGTAGTCCGCGAGCGGCTTCCAGTGGTGGTTGTGGTGGGTCGCGGTGCTCAGATGCACCAGGTTCTCGTAGCCCTGCGTGGTGTAGGCGACCACACCGAGGTGGTACATGGTCGCCTTCACCTGGCGGTTCGCCCGGTCCGAGCGGTACTGCGCGGTGTCGGGCACGAAGTACAGCTCGGACCCTGGGAATGGAGCGATCCCCATCTTCCTACAGTGCTGGTACAACTCCACCGACGCCGCCATGTTCCCGTGGTCGGTGATCGCGAGCGCCGGCTGCCCCATCGCCGCTGCTCGAGACACCATCGCCTCGACCGTGGGCATGGCGTCGTTCACGCTGTACCGACTGTGCGCGTGCAGATGCCAGAACGGGATCCGCTCGATGCGCGGGGTACGGATGATCCTCATTCCCGCGTCACGTTCCTCATGGTGGGTCGTTTCATCTACAGATGGAGCCGGGGGGAGGGGCGAGCGGGGCCTTAACGGGGGCTCGGGCCCCGCTCGCGTCCACTCAGGGCTGCAGCCCGATCAGCCAGTCGACGATCTCGTTGACCGTGCTCAGGGACTCGGGCGGAGCAGCACCCATGTCCTTCTTGATCAGCAGCAGGAGGTCTTCCTTGCTCATCTGGCGCAGGTCGGCCTCCCTGACGACCTGCTCCTTAAAAGGGGGATCCTCGGGCTGCTCGCGGCTGATCACCATCGCACCACGCCGCGGCTGCTCGAGCCCCTGACGATTGGCCTGGGCCTGCTGGCCGTTGCCCCAGGAGTCCTCCCACTGCTGGGCCAGCATCGCCTCCACGTCCTTGAGCTCGTACTTGCTCAGGTCCACCGGCGTGGACATGCCACCCTCCACGTCGAAGTCGTACCGGTCACCGCTGGTCTTGTACCGGGTGATCGTGTAGTCCCGGTCGGTGATCGTCTGCAGCCGGTTGTACCGGTTCTCCAGCTTGTCCGCGACGGTGATCGCGACCTTGTAGACGTTGACGTAGTCCTGGCCCTGCGCGGACTGAAGCACGTTGAACGCGGCCCGCTTCTGCCGCTTGCTCATCTTCTCGTTGTCACTGGTACACCCCGGGCAGTCCTCCTGCATGTTGCAGGGGAACGAGTAGCCGTTGGGGTTGAAGTGCTCCGCGAAGTACTTCCACTCCGGGACCTCCTGCAGGATGCGGAAGGTCGTGTCCCCGTCCTTGAGGTAGCGCATGAAGTCGCCACCACCACTGGGGATCTGCTCGTTGATCTCTTCCTTGCTCTTTCCGAACTGCATCAGGCGTTCCTCACACTCTCGACTGTTCTGAGTACTGCTTCCATGACGGCTTCGTTGACGTGGCCGATGGCCCGTGTCTCTGCGTCGTTTGCACTCTCACCAGGCTGGACCTTGGTGGTCGCCTCGTACTTGACCCACGACCTGTCCCGACCGACATCGATCTGGTGGGTGACCCCACAGGTGATCGTGTCGCCGGTGAACAGGACGTAGGACGTGTCTCCCTTCATGGTTGGCTCTACCTTCACGAACGCTTCCTCGTCTTCCCGGGGGCCTCCCCGAAGTACTCCGCCAGCTCGTCCACGTCATCGGGGGTGTAGACCCAGATGACCAGCTCGCCGGCCTGGACTGCCTTGGACGGCGCGTGGAACTTGTCCTTGCCGTCCGGGGTCTTGGCGCGCGACAACCGACGGATCGTCTCGATATTCACGTCGAACTTCTCCGCCACCTGACGCGCGGTCATGTGACCAGGCGGCAACGACTCGATCATCCGGGTCGCCGGTGCCTTGCGCGTGGTCCTCTTGACCTCGCTGGCATCCACGATCTTGGCCATTAGTCTCCTACCGTCTCTGGCCAGTGCCAGGTTCCTGGGTCCTGATCCTCGTCGTGCCGGACACGCCGGTCGAAGAAGATCCCGGTCGGGTTGAAGGTGACGAGCCCGACCTCCTCGTCATCGTGGACCTCGGTCACCATCGCCGCCCGGCAGGCCGGCTCGTACCGGCCGTCCTTGCTGCCGTAGGAGCGGTAGTGCACCACTCGGCCCATGCTCGGACTACTCATCGGCGTCCTTCGTCGAGTACTTCAGGAACGGCTTGCTGGGCTTGATCTGGGCGTACTTCGCGAACACCTTGTAGTCCACGTCACCGGCGTCCAGCGCGGCCTCCATCAGCTTCCGATCCATCACCCGCTTCGTGTACCGGTCGAACACCTTCGCAGTCAGTGCCTTGCGCAGACCGGGCTCGTCGACCACCGTCGTGCGGTTCTGCACGTAGGTCAGCGTCTGAGCGTGGCCATCTGCCTGCCACCGGAAGCTCTTCCGCTGGTCGGCCTCCATCTGCTTGATCAGCCGGGCGGAGGCTTCCTCGTACCGGGCCACGGCACGATCACGCTCCCGCCTGGCCTCGAGGTAGTCATCTACCAACGGGTTGTCCATCAGTTCTCCTGGTTGCAGGTGCACGTCTTGCAGTGGATCTCCCGGACGATCACCCACGGCGCTCCCGTGCCCTTGTGCTCATAGCCCGGCCAGGTCAGCCGGTCGTCGATGTACTCGGGCATCACGTAGACGTGGTGATCCTCGCGGCGCTCGGCCAGGGCCACGATCAGGTGCTCCTGCTTGTGCAGCACCGAGAACGCTGATCCCCAGCCGTTGACCGCCGACTCGTCACCGGGCGTCATGATCTTCGCGAACTCGCGCGAGGTGAGGCCGGCACGGCCCACTCGAGCGAGAGCCGTCAGAACCTGCTGTTGCTTCTCCCTCGGGGTCTTGTGCCCCGATTCGTACTCGTAGTCCTCTGGCATGCAGTCACTCTATACACGCGAGACCCGACGAGACCAGACCTTTGACTACAACACGCCGATGACCTTCACTGACTTCGTCGATGTCCTTGCCCCAGTGCTTGGGCCAGGTCAGCCGGACCACCAGCCGTCCGCGGAGCAGCTTGTCGGTCTCCCGGTGCGCCTGCCAGCCGGCGTTGTCCAGGTCGTAGCAGGTGTAGACGCTGACCGGATCGATCTTGTCGATCAGCTCGACCTGGTACTCGGAGAGGCGTGATCCGTAGATGGCGAAGGCGTCGATCCCCACGTTCCACAGGGCGATCGCATCCAACGCGCCCTCGCACAACACCACCGCATCGCGGTGGTCTGGGGTGTAATGGAACAGGAGATGCCCTACGTCGACGCCGGCTGGGTATCGGTACTTCGGACCTACATCCCCCAGGCTCCGTCGGACCACCCCCATGGCCTGGCCGGAGGCGTCTCTGAGCGGGTAGGTGACGGCGTCTGCCAGCGGGTCATAGCCCAGTCTGAACTCGCGGGCGGCTGACTCGCCTACCCGCTCCAGCCAGTAGGGATGCACCGGGCCGGCGTCGTACTGGTTCAGCCAGGACTCGGGGTAGGTGGTGTGCCCGTTCAGCTTGTGGTCGATCCACAGACCCATCTGCCCGTAGTCGGGCTCGGCCAGCTTCGCCTCACCGGTCAGGTCACCGTGCGCATGGCAGGTGTAGCAGTACCACACGCCCTTGACGATGTTCACGCTCGCGCTGGGTCTCGAGTCACCGTGCTCCGGGCACAGGAAGGGACGTTCCACCCCGTGCCCGTAGCGCAGCGCCTCGCTCAGGGTCAGTGCCCGCATGAGCACCACACATGGTGCTTGCCGTCGCAGTGCGGCTCGATGCACTTGAACCGGGTGATGCCCAGCCACAGGTAGTGGCTGATCGGCATCTGCACCCTCGGCTTGGGGATGGTCATGCTCATAGCTCGTCCTTGCTCTTGATCACCCGCAGTTTCGGGTGGGGGATCGTGGGGCCGTCCTCGGCCATCACCTCGGCGTTGATCACCAGGTCCTCCGCGGCGTCCGCGGTGATCTCCTCATACCGGCCGTGGTTGGGGTCGAAGGTGGTGTGGAAGTGGATGCCGGAGGTGCCGTGCCGGTTCTTCTCGATGCTGAACGCGGTGGCCACGTCGTGCGGCTTGCTGCGCATGGTCAGCACCACGTCGCCGTCCTGACCCAGGGCATCGGACTGGGCCAGGTTCTTCAGCTTCGGGGGAGCGCTGCCGGTGTCCCCGTCGCGATTGATCTGGGCCGCGCAGAGCAATGCGCACTTCTGTGCTAGAGCAATCTGCTTCAGGCTGTTGCTGATCTTGGCCAGCACCCGCCAGTCGTCCACCGCCGAGCCACCACCGTCGGCAGCCATCAGGGAGACGTAGTCGATGATCACCAGGTCGTACTCAGAGGCCCTGGAGGCCACCACTGAGGGGCTCACAGGACCGTCGGCGGGTGTGTGTACGTCCAGGCATCCTCCGGCCGTCAGAAGGCGTTCTGAGAGCTCGTCCATGAACCGCCGGTACATGGCCTCGTCGACCACCCGGTCGCGCAGGTTGGTCAGGGTCAGCGCCTTGTAGCCCATCGCCTGACCGAGGCTGGCGTGGAACCTGGCCCGGACCTCTTCGATGCTCATCTCCAGGCTGTACATCAACACCCGGTTGCCGGTCAGCACCCCGTGCTGGCCGAAGTTCGACAGGTGCGCGGACTTGCCCTGGCCGGGCCGACCCGCGACGTACCACAGGTTGCCGGCGCGGATCCCGCCGGTGTGCCGCTGCAGGGTGGGGTAGGGCAACTCGATCGACCGATGCCGGGCGTGCCACTCGTCCAGATGAGTGGCATCGGTGAGCAGTGCTCGAGGTAGCGGTGCCGCACTCCGGGGCTGGGAGTTCTTCAGCAGGTCGTAGGCCGCATCCAGTTGGTCCAGGGCGATCATCTGGGTGGCCTCGGTGACCGCGGTGGCCATCCGCCTGCGGTTCACCCCGTCGTGCACCGCCTGGGCTGCCGAGCGCACGTTGGCGTGCTCGCTGCCCGGGAAGCCGGGGAACTTCACCGCGAACACCGGGGCCGAGGGCTGCTCGCCGTAGGTCTCCAGGTAGTTGACCAGCCAGTTGTACTCCTCGGAGTAGCCGACGAAGTCCGCGGCGCTGATGCCGTACTGGCACTCAGCACCGACCGTACCGGTGTTGATCAGGGCTGAGATCAGCAATGCCTCAGCCGAGGCTCCTGCCATGGTTGGTCCCTTCGTGTGCTCGTCTCACACGCTCGTCCGGGAACTGCTCACTCTATGTGGTAGCTGGCTTGTCCTGCAATGCCTGCTCTTGTATTACATGTCTGTAGTACGGCATCTGGTTGCTGTCCGGCCAGAGGTATCGGTGACGCCCATCGGGCAGCACCACCTCCACTCCGCCGTTGTGCCGGCAGGCGTAGGTCGACTCGCAGATGGGGCAGTACGGATGCCGCATCTTGACTCGAGGCGCGTCGGGATAGCAGGTGGCGCAGGGACGAGCCTGGCACTGCGTCAGGTCCAGCTGGAGCAGCTGATGATCCTCACCCTTGGCCACGCCCTTGGTCAGCTGGTGGCAGTCGGGGGTGCGGTGGAAACGCCGGCGGTGCTTGGGATCGGCACGCATCCAGACCGTCGGCATCCTGGCAACGTACGCCCGTTGGGGTGAGCCCGAAACCACATCTGGGTGCGGGTTCGTTCTGTCACGAAGATCGGTCTGTACTACCCGGGTTCAGGACATAAAAGAGGCCCCGGCCGGTCGGCTGGACCCCGGGGCCTCTTGCAGCCCCCGATGACGAGGGCTACGGTCGCGATGTCAGTGTCGCGGTGTCGATGGTAGTTCATCCACCACCTTCTCCGCACTCGGACCAGAGGCCAGGCCTGGCTCTGTGATACCAGGCGTACAGGACAACCGGGTGACTACCAGAACGCCCTAAGCGGTTCCTAGGTCAGAGACCATAGTGCTCCGTGAGTGACCTGCAGGGCATGGAGCCTCGCGCGCGCGCGCCTTAACTCCATATATAGATGATTCGTTGTGCCTTCGGCGGCGGAAGCCCCCGTAGCGGAGGCCCCAGCCGGAGCGAAGGGGAGCTGCCGCCTCACGGCACCTGACCATCGAGAACACAGGCGAAGATCGTGATCGTCTGGTCGGTGGGATCACGCTCGTGCACACCCAGCTGCATACCGGTGTAACCAGGTGGGCACGTAGGACCGGGGGTACCAGGAGCACCGGACGGCCCCACCGATCCAGGTGCACCGGAGGGTCCAGGTGGTCCTGGTACTCCTCTCGGACCTCGAGGACCGGTCTTCCCGTCCTTCCCTGGCTTGCCATCGGCCCCACGCTGGCCTTGTGGACCCCGAGCTCCTGATTGGCCTCGTGGTCCTGCTCCTCCTGGCTGACCTGGTGATCCTGTGGTTCCTGGTTGGCCCGTGGCACCAGCTACGCCTGTCTGACCTCGCTGTCCTGGTGATCCTGTTCGTCCTGGCGGGCCTGAGTGCCCTCTTGGTCCTCTGGGTCCTGTCGGTCCTGGTGGCCCAGCTGGTCCAGTACTGGAACCAGACCCCGTAGGACTCGAGGTAGCGGGTACCTGCGCCGCCTCACCGGAGGAGAGACTCGGAGCGACGGTGGCGAAGGTGACTCCACCCAGGACGAGTAGAGCTGACGCCCCATAAGCCAGCACTCCCAGCACCGATGTCTTACCCTTCGCCATCCCTGTCTCGAGTCCTCAGCTCGGTCCTTCCGGCCAGGAAGCCGGCGAGCAGACCGATCAGTGTGTTGATGATGCCCGCGATCGACTTCGCTGCGTTAGAAGTTGAGTCACTGGGCCTAAAGATCGCCAGGAACACCAGAGTCATCCCGACCACGACCACATAGCCGCAGACGGTGAACGCGATCAACAGGACCAGCTGCTCACCGGTGGACTTGTCCTTCCAGGCTGCCATCTCACTCCCACGGTATGGATGGAGTCCCTTCATAGGCTGGTGGCATGGCGGAGATCGATCTCTCCCCGGCTCCCGTGGACCTCGCTGGAGTCCGAGCCGGCGACCGGAACCAGTTCCAGCTCACCATCCGAGCCGGCGGGATCGCGGTCGACCTGACCGGGTACACCATCACCGCTCAGGCTCGTACCTCTCCACCCGACGTGGCTCACCTGGATGCGGTGATCACCATCCTGGATGCCACCAACGGGATCTGTCAGGTGAAGTGGCCGGGACCAGCAGTGACCACCTGGCTGGGCTCCAACGAGACCCAGAAGGGGGTCTGGGACCTGCAGCTCAACGATGGTGGTGGTGGTGATCCGTGGACCGTGATCGCCGGCTCGTTCGCAGCTGAGCTGGATGTGACCCGTCCATGAGTGTCGATCCGGTCGAGGTGATCAACCTGGACCTGGACCTGGGCACGGTCCAGAAGTTCGCCTCGGCCAACGTCAGTGATGTCACCGTCGAGGTACCGGTAGGCAGTGCCACGGTCTACACCCAGGAGCCCAGTGTCCTGGTCGGTGTTCCCGGACAGGCCGGCATTCCCGGTCCGATCGGCCCTAATGGACCACCGGGACCGCAAGGGATCCAGGGAATCCAGGGCGTAGCCGGCGTCACTGGACCACAAGGGCCTATCGGACCCACCGGTCTGGCCGGTGCCACCGGTCCCCAGGGCAACCTCACTCTCGCCGGTATCGGAGCTCCGAGCACGGGAACCGGCAACCCGGGTGACTTCTACATCGACACCGTGAGCACCACCGAGTACGGCCCGAAGGCCAGCGGCATCCCGGCTGCGGAGCACATCTACACCGTGGTCACTCCACCCGGAGCCGGATCCGGTACCTACAGCTTCGGCACCCAGTGTCAGTTCAACGTGATCGGCACCGTCACCGCGATCCGGTTCTACCGGGCCGACACTTCGGTCACCTCGCGAGCGGTCCGGCTCTACACCTCCACCGGCACTCTGATCACCTCGGCCACCAGCAGCGAGGCCGGACACCCGGTGGGCTGGGAGGAGGTACCGATCACCCCGCACACCGTGACCGTGGGTGAGAACGTGGTGATCGCCTACGACTGCAACGGCGTCGGGTTCGGCTACAACAGCTCCACAGTGGCCGGTACCACCGACATCACTCCGGTCCAGAACTGGTACAACTCCACCGGGATCGGGGTCTATCCGCCCACCGGTGGGGCGACCGGTCCCAACTACGGCCTGGACCTGTCCTTCACTCCCGGGTCCGGAGTGCTCTGGCCGGTGATGATCTCCTCCCTGAAGGGAGCGAACGGACCAGCCGGTCCGACCACCTATCTGTGGGGAGTAAGCGGCGGTCTGACGGTGACCACCGGGACCGCTCGGATGTACAACGACACCGGTGCTTCGAGGACGATCAGTGCGGTCCGAGCCTCGGTCGGTGCTGCTCCAGCCGGCTCGGCGGTGATCGTGGACGTGCTGAAGAACGGGACCACCATCTTCACCGGGGGCACCGGCCGTCCGAGCATCGCTGCCGGGTCCAACACGGCCACCGGAACGCCCGCGGTGACCTCCTGGGCAAGCGGTGAGTACCTGACCGTGACCGTGGCTCAGATCGGATCCTCGACCGCCGGCAGCGATCTGACCGTCCAGGTGGTGGCGACATGACCCTGCTCTTCTTCGACGGCCTCCAGGATGCCGTCCTGGTCCCGAAGCCGGAGTACGTCTCGGCCAACCCCTGGTCCGGCGCTGGAACTGGACGAGACGGCTCCTCCAACGGAGCCGGCAATGGTCCGGGTAACGGCAACGGACGGATTATCAACCTGCCTTCGGCAGCGGCCACCTGCATCATGGGCACCGCCTGCTACTTCGGATCCGGGTCACTGGGTGGGTCCAACTCGCTGGTGATCGGCTTCTGCTCCGATGCCCCGGGTGCGAACCCCACCTGTCAGCTGTGCATCACCGTCAACACCGCCGGCTTCATCGAAGCCAGACGTACCAGTCCCACTGGCACCCTGCTCGGCACGTCGTCTGGACACCAGCCGATCTTCTACCAGGAGTGGCACCACTACGCGATGAAGGGTGTGCTGCACACCTCCGCCGGCAGCTGTGTAGTCCGGCTCGATGACAAGGAGGTACTGAACCTGTCCGGGATCGCCACCTCCTCGGTCACCGGCAGCGTGCTCTCGACCAAGTTCTTCTCTGGTGGTGGGGTGTTCGCGAACAACTATGACGACATCTACATCTGCGACGGTGTCGATGCCACCGCTACCCAGGGCCGGCCCAACAACGACTTCCTGGGTGACCTGAAGATCGTCACCATGGTGCCCACCGCCGCCGGTGACACCACCGGCTGGACGCCATCGACCGCACCCAACTGGGGTGCCGTGGACGAGATCCCGGTGAACACCACCGACTACGTCTCCACCGCGGCGGCTACCACCGGGACTCGAGACCTGTACAACCTGAACGACCTGCCGGCCAACGCCAACCTGGTCTACGGGATCCGGGAGGGGCTGTACTGCCAGAAGTCCGACGCCGGCACGGCCAACATCAAGACCACGATCAAGGAGTCCGGCGGCACCATCACCTCCGGTAGCTCCCAGCCCATGGTCACCGGCTCCTGGACCGCCATCTGGGGTGGCAACTACTACGTGAAGCCGTCCAACAGTGCCCTCTGGACGGTCTCGGACGTGAACGCACTGCAGGCCGGGTTCGATGTCGTATGACCCAGGAACGAGTCTCCCGTGAGCACGTCGAGACGCTGCTGGTCCCGAACCCCAACGAGGTGGTTTCCCGGGAGCACCTGGAGGCGCTGCTCAAGGTCAACATCAACGAGGTCGTGTCTCGAGCACACCTGGAGTCGCTGATTAAGCCGAACTCCACCGAGTCGATCAGTCGGGTCCACCTCGAGGTGATGATCTCCACCAAGAGCACCTACACCGGCTGGGGAGTGCACGTATAGTATTGACTGCATGTCGTGTTTGTAGTAATATATACGTATGAGCTCAGCTCATGGAGGTTCCGCACAGGTCTCCAATGGAGGCCAACGAGTAAGGCCCCGCCCTGCGGGGCATCGATCCTCCCGAAAGGCCGGTGACAATCCGTTGTCACTGGCCATTGTGCTTTTGTAGTGCTTTTGATATAATGTACTTGTGCGTTAATGACGCCTGCCCTCGGTTCCCTGGAGGGCAGGAGCCCTGTCAAAGCACTGACCCCCGTGTCGGACGGTAGCCATACCGTCGGATGCGGGGGTTTTTGCATGTCCGCATAACCCCAACCGATGAGAGGACGAGAAGATGAGTCACTCCACAGTGACTGTGGTGATTCGTGATGCGGAAACAGCAGAAGAAGCACTGGGTCAGCTCGAGTGGTTGCTCGATCCGTTCGATGAGAACAAAGAGGATGTCGAGCCCTACCCCGAGTGGCTCGAGGCTCAGCATGTCGAGATGGCCGTGGAGTACTACCGGGCCAACCCAGACTCGTGTACCGAGGATGGTGATGGTCCGATCGCGCCGTTCGAGGAGTACGTGACCGAGGGCAACCTCGAGGCCTGGAACGAGTGGACCAAGATGGCCGTGGGTGGGTACCACAGCAACGGTCGGGACCGCGGCATCTACGACGCGGAGAACGACCGGTTCGGCTACCTGTGCACCTACAACCGCCGGTCTCGCTGGGACTGGTGGGAGCTCGGTGGCAGATGGCACGGGTTCTACCAGCTCAAGCCGAAGGTCAGCCTGGGTGGTGTCCCGCTCCCCCAGTGGCGCAAGAAGCTGACCGAGGGTCATCCAGTCGGAGACGACCGGGTCTTCGGTGAGGAGACCATCGAGACCTACGACGGCTCCCAGGATGCCGTGCTCGGCAACGGTGGCGTCTTCGGTGATCCCGAGGACGAGAACTTCGAGGCCAGGGCCGATCTCGCGCGCAAGGGCGACATCGACTTCGAGGCAATGCGGGCCATGGCCGGCACTCAGGCCGACCAGATCTACGACGAGTTCGAGAAGGCCACCGTGGGTCTGCCGCTGCCGGAGTCCTGGCAGGAGACGGTGCGCCGGGTCTACTTCGACCACGACCAGGACCCGGACGAGACCTACGACGGCTACGTGCTGAAGGCCCAGGCCAGCACCCCCGACGCTCAGGCGGTGCAGGAGGCGATCGAGCAACGCAGCGTGGTCGCTCCGGTGTCGGTCGAGGACTGGACCGACCAACGTCGCGGGATCATCGACGAGGCCCGCCGGCAGTACCACGACCAGGTATGGATCCAGGCCCTGCAGAAGGTCAACCTGCTGCCGTTCATGGACGACCCGGTCGAGATGTGGTGCGTGCACACCGGTGGACGCGAGACCTATGTGGCTCGTGCTCGAGCAGGAGTAGCCGAGACCCACGCGCTGCTCCTCGATGGTGAGTGGCACGAGCAGGGTCGGATGGGCTGGTTCGGCACCGTCTCGAACGAGAAGGAGCAGTCCATCTGGGAGCGCGAGTTCTCCAAGCTGCTCGACCGGTTGCCCGACGAGGTGTACCTGGCCGTGGTCGACGTGCACATCTAGGAGGAGTCATGAAGCTCTACGTGCTCGTCACCAACGACGAGGACACCGGGCTGTACGCCACGCTGCACAGCAGTTGTGAGGGTGCCTACGAGGAACTGCGCAGGGTCTACTTCGAGGACATCCCTCGAGGCAACCTGGCCCGGATCAAGAGGGAGGCGGATCGCAAGCCGCAGTTCTCCTGGACCGTGCTCGAGCAGGACTACGTGATCACCCAGAACCCCCATGAAAGGTAGAGAAGATGGATGAATGGAACATGCACACCGAGGCCTACGACCAGCTGTCGGAGCTGATCGACCAGATGTGTGCGCCGCTGGAACAGGGTGAGTACGACGGGATCAAGACCGTTATCTACTTCAACGACGACAGCAAGGCCGGCTTGCGGATGCACGGCTACGGCGACCCCCGAGACGCCATCAGCGACCTGCTCTATGGGGTCAGGGAGGTGCTGGGTCAGATGGGCTACCAGATGGAGATCACCGGTCCCCATTCCCTGCAAGGGATGAACTGATGATCATCGACGAAGATCCCCGCAGCATCATCTTCAAGACCGACACCCAGCTCACCGAGATGGGCATCCGGGTCACCATCGGATGTCCCACCGTCCGGGTCACCGTCGAGTTCGATCTCGACGAGGACCCGGTGGTGATGCTGGCTGCGCTGCAGTACGCCCCGCAGATGATCTCCGAGCAGGTGGAGCGGATGACCAAGGAGGGCGTCGATGCCACCGGCAGGCTGGTGAACCCCGATGAGTGAGTTCATCGATCCGCTCCGGGATCCGAGGTTCCCCAAGCGCCCGCAGCATCCAGACTTCTGGAAGCTGTCCAGCGCGATCAACTGGTTCGATGGCCAGGCCGGCGAGGGCAAGAAGGATGTCACCGAGATCGTGGCCACCATGATCGACTTCGAGTCCCTGACCTACACCGCACTGCAACGAGTCAGGTTCGCCCTGCGGCAGGTCGGTCGGCCCGATGCCAACGTGGAAGAGCTGGCGTTCATGATCGCGATCTACATGGATGCCTGGGCACTCGGCTACCGCTACGCCGAGGAGAAGGCTCGTGCCTGAGTCAGAGCCGGCCTGGCTAGCCGCCAAGGTCGACCAACGGCTGGCTCTGATGGAGGAGCACATGGGGGATGTGAGCAAGTTGCCCACGCACTTCGTGATGACTCCGCTCACCGAGCCCGAGGAGAACGCCAGCAAGGAGGAGTTCGATCACTGGGAGCGCACCTGCGACAACTGCGGTGTCTACTGCCCGTGGCCGACCGACTTCTACACAGGAACCACGGTGCGGATGCGAGGTGAGACCCAGGTGATCTTCACCTTCGGTGTCTGCGCTACCTGCAAGAAGTTAGGAGAGGAACAACCGTGAAGGGTAGGAAGGAAGTAGAAGAGTCGGTCCTCCAGCACATCGAGGACCACGGCTGGGAGGACATGTTCATCTTCCCCCGGCAGGGTGACCCGGGCGTGGTCTGGAACTACTCGGTCGGCTTGACCCACACCTACAGCCACCCCGAGCTGGTGGTGATGGGTCTACCCCAGGAGAACGCCCACGGCGTGCTCTGGGCTGCGGTACACCTGATTGAGGACGGCTTCCGGTTCACCCCGGACAGCCTGGTCGAGGAGGTGCTGGCCAACCATCCGGTGGCGGTGGTCGAGGTGCTGGACGTGCACAACGACAACTACCCGTTGTCCATGGCCACCAGTCTGTTCGGCGACATCTCGGCCCTGCAGCTGGTCTGGCCGGACATGAACGGCCTGTTCCCCTGGGACAACGGCTTCGAGCCGGCGCTCAAGGACGCCCAGGTGATGCTCGGTCCGTGGCTAGGGGCGAAGAAGTGATGGGCTGGTGGGACGCAGGTACCAACGGCGGCATCTCCCAGATGACCGGCCAGGAGCCCATCGGTCTCTGGGGTGATGAGCCGGCCGACCTGATGGCCGACGCGGTGGTGGAGATCCGCCGTGCCTTCCAGCGGGCGGTCAACCGTGACCCGACCAAGTCCGAGCTCCGTGCCGGTCTGGAGTTCGTCCTGGGTGCCTACGACGACGATCCGGTGCCCAAGACCCAGGAGGAGAAGATCGCCTTCCGGAAGGAGTGGGACAAGCGAGTGGACGAAGGGAAGACATGACCTACTACGGCATGGAGGGTCAGCCGATCGACATGTACGAGTGGGGTCGGCTGTTCTCAGACACCAGCGGACGGATCATCGGCCGGACCGAGCTGCCCGGCGGTGTCCACATCAGCACGGTGTGGATCGGCATCGACCACAGCTTCGGCCAGGGTCCGCCGCTGATCTTCGAGTCGATGGTCTTCGGTCCGGATTCGAGTAGGGACCTGGACTGCATGCGGTACGCAACCCGCGAGCAGGCCGAGGAAGGACACAGCGTGCTAGTCACACGCTGGACCGGCTGGACGCCCGGTGACGAGCATCCAGAGGACGCTGAGGCGTCGTTTCTGACCACCTTCCTAGACACCGTGGACCGGTGGCTGGGGAACCGTACGGTCACCGCCGCCGAGTCCGCACGCAGCGACCAGATGGTCGTGATGTATCCGAAGGAGCTCACCCACGTCGCGGATGAGCCCGACGAGTAGTACCCCCACCATGAAAGGAAGCAGATGTACGCACCACTGAGGGAGCAAGTGATCAACGTCCTGACCCGGGCCAAGGAGCTGGTCAAGAGGGGCTGGACGCAAGGCACGGCGATGTCCGACGACGGCAAGCAGGTATGTGCCGCCCAGGCCATCAACATGGCCTACTACGGCATCAGGAACGAGAGTCTGAGCAGCGGTGAGTTCAAGGTGTGCATGGACGCATCCGAGGGCATCGCCAACGCCACGCTGATCGCAGCAGCGGTCGAGGTGACCGGGATGACCTGGCACGGCATCCCGAACTGGAACGACTTCCCCGGTCGGACCCAGACCGAGGTGGTCGACACCTTCGACCACGCCATCAAGATGATCGAGAGGGACGACTGATGGGCATGATGACGCGAGTGGCCGACTGGCTCGCCGACTCTCGGGAGTACCTCGAGGAGCACGGCTGGTGGCGCGGCAGCGAGCGCGGTCCGAACGGCCGGCAGGTCTGCGCGATCGGCGCGATCCTGTACAGCCGTGGCTACGACAACCAGCAGTACCAGATCGTTCGTCGGGATGTCCCCGAGCTGGTCGAGCTCGAGGACCTGATGGAGCAGGTCTTCAAGAAGAACCACCCGTGCGCCAACACCATCCCGGACTGGAACGACAACTGGGCCGTGGACAAGCAGGAGGTGCTGGACACCTTCGCCAAGGCCGAGAAGATCGCCAGGACCGGTTTCGACCCCGAAAAAGGGCTCGAAACCCTCTGATGTAGTGCATATATTGCCTGTATAGCCTGAATATGGTAATATATAGGTATGTCTCAGCGACCGCATACCCGAATGTGTGCGTTACGCTGAGGCCTGAGAGCCCCCGGTAGACCCGAGACTGCCGGGGGCTTTCGCATGCCCAACCAACAAACCAAGGGATAGGAAGACCCATGCGAATCAACATCAGCACGATCTACCGGATCGAAACCCTGAACTCGACCTACGAGATCAAGGTTCTCGAGACCGAGGGTGTGATCCACTCCGTGGCCAAGCGGATAGGGGCGGACAGGCCAACCAAGCACGTCAGCGAGAGGGGTACGGAGTACCTCGAGAAGCTGGTCATCGGAGCCGGCTTCCACATCCCGGGCTGTTGGGAGATCTCGAACGTCACCGACTACTCGGTGTTCGTGCTCTCCGACGAGCCCAAGCGCAGGATCGGCACCGGTGTCGAGGCTGGGATCCACCAGTTCTTCGACGCGGTGACCGAGCACGTCGTCGCTCAGGTACGTCCCCACGCGGTCGTCATCCCCGGCAAGGAGGAGATGTGACCCAGCAGGAGCGGCGCGCGATGTACGTCGTCTTTTCCCTCGGGTTGGCGGTGGCAGTTGCCGCCACCGCCCTCCTGGCCGTCGCCCGGCTCCGGTTTACCCCCGCCGGGCCGGGCGCTCGGCCGGACTTCCGAGCAGCGTACGAGAAGTGCGACCCGCCACCAGGTAGCGCAGGGCTGAAGGACCACAACACCGAGCTCTGGGTGGCAGCCAGGACACCGGCAGAGTTCCACGCCGCCGGCTGCATGGTGAACGCACTGCACGGTGGGCTGGGCCTGATGCGTCAGGTGGCTGACAGCACCACGATCCAGCCGGCGCACTCGATGAGTGTGTCCGGTGTGTATTACAACTGGTCGGTCCAGCAGGACGGACCGGGCGCGCCAGTGCTGTACATGGTGATGGACTGATCACCGCAGTAGACGTAGGACCGGCCCGCCCATCACGCCGTGGGGCATGCTCTCCCGGGCCGGTTCTTCTGCCGTCATGACGATGGGTTCATGGCCCATCACCCACGCCTGCATCTGGGGGGATGTGGTGCCTGCCGGTCGGGGGTCCGGCTATGGCACGGCGTGGGTGGTGGAGGTTGAACCCATCAACCAGGAAGGAGAGGAGATGGCACCCCAACGGGAACAGATCGTTCCAGTGCCACATGAGGTGATGCAGTACCTGGCGCGGCACTTGCCCTGCGAGTTCTGCCACGCCAAGACGGGTGAGCCCTGCATCCGCCGTGCAGACGGCGAGAAGTTGGAGGGCACCGGGCTACCAGTCCGGTTCCACGTCCAGCGGATCGCGATGATCAAGGTCATCTACGAGCACGGGTTCCACAAGGGCAGACAATCCATGAGAGAGGAACTGAACCTTGACCGAATCAAACAGCGTCATCGAGACCAGCGCGCCCTCGAGCGTGAACTCTCGCGCTGACCACTACCGCGTGGTCTGGCTGTTCTGCACCGGAGACAGCAAGGACATGTACCACCCGACCATCGGTACCGCGACTCGGCAGTACGCGCAGATGCTGGCCGGCATGGTCGAGCCCCCGGTCGAGCACACGCACGTCGTGCAGGTCACGCTGCAGGGGCTGGAGAAGGACGACCAGACGCTGTCCTTCAAGCCCATCACCACCGGGCACGTCGGGTGCCCGCACGATCTCACCACGGAGTAATCAGAGCCGCTCCGGGGTGAACCTAGGCCCCGGCCTGATTCCCACGGGTGATCAGGTCGGGGCCTTACTTTGTTCCGACACAGAAAGGCAACACAGATGACTGAAGTACTCGAGAAGAGCATGCTGTCCATCCCCACCGCCGACGGGGACCTGCGGATCATGTGGGATCCGCGGGACAAGGACGAGGTCAAGGCCGCGAAGGAGGCGTTCCACAAGGCCAAGGACAAGGGCATGATCGCCTACACCGTCGACCCGAAGGGCGAGCAGGGCGAGGTGATCCGGGAGTTCGACCCGACCCAGTCGAAGATCATCATGACCAAGCAGTTGGTCGGTGGCTAGGCGACGGCGGAAGGTCTGGGCAGCGGCATGTCCGAGATGTCGAGCCGTGGAAGGCCAGCCTTGCTTGGACCAGCGTTGGCCGGCACGACATCGCCGGTACCTGTACGGCCGGCGCACGCACCCAGCGCGCATGGCTGCGGTTCGAGCTCTGCCAGGCGATCAGGGCTGGGAACGGATCGGCTCCGACCAGTCATGGCAGAGGTACGCCCCGACCGGTGGGATCACCTACACCACGGGCGACTGGAACATCACCGCCGGTGGTGCTGCCATCACCTCGGTCAACACGCCCTACATCACGCTCACCACCACCAACACAGCGGGGTGGATCAACGTGACCAGGGATGAGATCTGGAACAGCTGGACCGCGACCACCACCACGGCTACCGGGAACCACTTCCGGTACGTCTGGACCGACGAACAGGCCGAGACCTGGAACCGATGGAACACCGCCATCGCCCATGTCGAGGAGGCTGCTCGTCAGGCCATCCTGCCGACCCGCGAAGCCATCGCGGTCATCGAAGCCGAGGTGCAGCGCACACGCGATATCGAGCAGCGTCGACGGGAGGCTGAGAACCGTCGACGCCTGGAGCAGCAGCAACGGCTCCAGGCGCAGGCGACCGAGGCCCACAACAGGGCCGAGGAGCTGTTCCTGTCGCTTCTGACGGCCGAACAGCGAGTCCAGTGGGTGGAAGCCGAGAGCATCCATGTGCGGGGCTCAGAGGGCGGTCTGTACGAGCTCCGCGGTGGTGGCGGAGTGCACGGGAACATCTCCCTGATCGACGAGCACGGGTGCCGGCTGGCCAACCTGTGTGTCGCCTCGGAGATGTATGACCGTGAGCATGGTGTCCTACCCACACCCGATGGTTGGGTAGGTCAGCTGCTGGCGATCCGGCACAACGAGGGTGCGCTGAAGCAGATGGCGAACTACTCGATGCGCCGCGAGTGTCAGCAGCCAGGCGTTCCGATCATCGGGGGAGATCGGGCTGCCTGAACGAGGGCCCGGACCTGTCGTATCCCCGTGCGGCAGGTCCGGGTCCTTCTGTTTGTAGACAAGATCAAACGAATCCGGTATTCACACGACATACAACCTAGGAGGATTGCCTATCGTGGATATCAAGCAGTTGGCGCTGGCTGAGAAGTCAGCAGAGGCCGACCGTCGGAAGGCGGACGGCGAGTGGCGAGGTGCCTGGTGGCAGCTCACCACAGAACTGGGTCGGATCACCGACTCGAAGAAGGCCACCGCAGCCAAGGTGCTGGTGATGGAGATCACCGGCCAGTCGGACTCCTACGTCCGGCAGCGCAAGCAGGCTGGGGCTGCCTTCCTGGGTGTCTCCAAGGCAAGGCGGATCAAGATCAAGCCCCGCTGGGCGATCGAGATCGCACGTCAGCACATCGAGGTGGACGGCACTCTGCTCCGCAAGATCGGCCAGGCCGAGAAGGCTGGGCTGACGCTGCGCGAGTTCACCAAGGAGCTGACCGGCAAGGGCTGGGCCGACACCGTCGAAGGTACGACCAAGTACCGGATCGCGGCGATCATCGAGGCGCAGCCCGATGCCGTGGCGCAGGTGATCGTGGACAACCCCAACCTGCTCCGGGCGGTGAACAAGGCGGTCACCAAGTCCGACGCGGGCAGGGCGATGCAGCAGTCGATCGCCCGCGGTGCCAAGGAACGCGAGGCTCGAGGTACCGAGTCCTCACCCCCGCGGCTGCGCGGTGGGCTGGCCATGCTGGGTGTGCTGCTCGAGGTGTCGGCCATGGTCGACGACATCGTGGCGAACTACCAGCACGACAGTGAAGGTGCCGACGCCGCCATCAAGGTGGCGGAGTCGCTGCGGTACAACGCTCGGAAGCTCGAGTCCTGGGCCGGTGGCTTCGCCCTCCCGATCTCCGACTCGAGGTTCGAGGAGGAGCTGCGGGTCCTGCTCGGTGAGGGGAAGTGACCCTTGTCGTGACTGGGCGACAGGAGCCACAGCCCGGCTCCAAGAGGTTCGACGCCATGACCTGGGTCAAGGCATGGCTGCTCACCAACCCCAACGGTGGGCGCTACGACCAGGTGGCACTGTCACTTGGCCTGTCCCCCAACAGGGTCTGCAACGCTGCGCTCGATCTCCACCTGTTCGATCCGGACCTGGTGGTCAGCGTGCCGGCCCCGAAGAACCACTACACGCTCCGCGCGGGATGGAACGAGACCTCCAAGCGTGGCGAGTCCAACCAGGCTCGTCACGCCTCGACTCGTCTCTACCGGATCGCGGAGCGCTGGGAGAAGGCGGCAGGGCAGGAGCCCGATCTGGCCCTTGCCGCCATGCTCCGGATGGCTGCCCGTAACGCTCGGAACGAGGCAGCAGAGCTCGAGGCGGTCGCCGCCGCCATCGACGCTCATGTGTGACCTGTAGAAGCGGGATCAACAGGGCCCCGGGAAGGGAGTCAATCCGCCCGGGGCCCTGCCCAACCATGAAAGGAGCTACCAGTCTGGCAGCTCCACCCCTACCAGGAAAGGCAGAGATGGATACCAAGCAGTTCACTCGGTTGCAGGAAGCAGTACAACACGCATACGACGACGACAAGCTCGAGCGCTACTACCTCAAGCACCCCGAACTTGAGCGCCCGGAGAAGAAGGGCTGGCTCCGCTGGATGCAGGCCAGCTGGGGCTCAGGCACCGTGACCAAGGAGAAGGTCGACTCCACCACCGAGCTCAGCCGGCACGTCGTCTGCCCGTCCACGGGCTGTGTGGCCGGCACGATCGTGGTCATGTACGGCGACAAGATGATCACCGACGACGAGGAGCCGGAGGTTGGCGACGAGGTCACCGCCGACAACTGCATGGACATCTTCGGCGAGGTCCATGACATCGAGTTCCGGGCCTGCGAGCTGATCGGGATCGAGGAGGACGAGACCGCACTGTTCAACGGTGGTTTGAACATCGCGAACGTGGTCGACATCGCCACCACCCTGGCCGCTAGTTACGGCCATGAGCTCGTGATCAAGCACTGATCACGTAGTGCCGGAGCAGGCCAGGACGACCCGGACAAGACTGCCCTGGCCTGCTCCACCCCACCCCATGAAAGGAAACGAATGAAGATGAACACCCCACTGTGGATCCTGCTGATCATCGCCTTCGCCACCGGCGGCTGGGCGTTCGGCTACGAGTTCGGCTGGCGGATGTACCGCGAGCAGCAGAAGATCAACGAGCAGTCCTCGGACAGGCCCTTGATCTTCAACGACAAGGTTCCGTTCTCGGTGCTCGACGACATGCTCGATCACGAGTAGCCGTCGTGACCGTGATCTTCAGCGCCCTAGGGAACGTGATCCTGGGCGCATGGCTGGCAGCACCGCTGGTGCTGATCGGCTACTGGCTCGGCCGGCGGGGGTCTGGCCGATCCACGGAGTTGAGGATGGGAGACCTCAACGCCATCTGTGGCTGCGGCCACCACATGGCGTTCCACAACCAGGACACCGGGAAGTGTTTCTACCGGGTCTGGTGGAGCGACAAACGACCCGGCATGTACTGCGGATGTCAGCACTACCTCGGCCCGGAGCATCTGCCCCAGGTCATTCCATGAAGAGAGAGAAGAGAGTCATGTCTGACAGGAAGACAGGCAACACCGAGCCGGAGTCCGGCTCACAACTGGCGTACACCACCACCACCGGTGACGCCCCGAAGTCCAACCTGGCCGCGAACGCCGCGGACAAGGAGGCACCGGTGATCGAGGTGGCCACCCCGCGGAGGATCCGCAAGGCGGTCACCAAGAAGCGCACACCCAGGGTCAAGGCCAAGGCCGAGCCCCTGCACAAGCACATCCAGGTCAACCCGCTGGTCATGGACTCAGCGAAGATGATCGCCTCCGCCACCTCGGGTGAGTACAAGCACTACCACAAGCTGGAGATCGTCGACGACGAGACGGTGATCGTCCGATGACCGTTCTCAAGGTCTGGTTCCACGCGAGCCAGCCCGACCGGGTGCACTACACGGTGCGCCGCGCTGGCGGTGGTGTCCGCCACCTGTGGGAGCCGACCGGCTCGGCCTGGGGACGACTGTTGGTAGAGATGAGGAGTCAATGAACGACTACACCACGCTGTTCGAGCTGGCCATGGCACAGGAGTGCACGGTCTGCAAAGCCAAGCCAGGCGAGCCCTGCAAGGAACCCCCGTCTACCCCCACCAAGACACTGCAGGGTGTACACGGAGTCCGGCTGATCAGCGCGAAGGCTCACATCCATGAGTAAGCACCGCGCCGATGTCCCGATGCACCTCGTCCTCGACGTGGAGGACGGCGAAGAGGCGATCGAGTGCCTCGAGCGCATCAACCTCGCGCTCATCAAGCTGCGCGGCAAGCAGCACGAGGAGCTGAGAAAGCTCACCGAGGGCAGGGTCAAGCGTCGCAACCGCAACACGACCGAGGGCTGGGTCAACGGCATGTCCGATGCCCTGCTCACCATCGAGGAAGCGATGGACGGTCCAGGGATCAACGACTGATTCCACCAGCGAGGGCCCGGGTGCACATCTACCCGGGCCCTCACCCATCCAAGAGAGGAAGACAGAAGAGATGGCGAACCACCGCACAATCGACAGCCGGGTGATCCGCCCGGAGCACCCCAGCCAGATCGTGGCCGGAGTGATCACCCCCTGCTCGGGCCGACACTGCTCCGAGCACCCTCAGAACACGTTCACCTGCCCCCAGTGCGGAATGACCTCGCACAACCCGAACGACGTACGCGAGGGCTACTGCGGCAACTGCCACACCTGGACCGGGAAGGGGTACCGCTGATGCCGGATGGACGGGTCGCCGCTGCCCTCGAGCGGATCGCACGGTGCATGGAGGCCGATGAGCGCCGGAAGCGTCAGCCTTCCACCGGTGACTCCGAGCCCACTCGCATCATCGCCATGTACAACACGCTGCTGCCACAGGAGAAGAAGGCAGTCGACAGGCTGATCGAGTCCCTGGCGAAGGGAGAGCACATCCCATGAACGACAAGGTCAATGCGATCGATGTGGACTGCCCTGTTCACATGTGTCGGGCCAAGCCGGGCGAACAATGCACTGTCCTGCGTGGGCGTGTCGTCCGCACAGCCCCCGTCACTCCCACGATGGAGTTCGGACAGCGCCGCTGGCCCAAACCCGACGGACCACATGTCGATCGGTACGAGGCAGCCAAAGCCGTGACCAGGTTCCTGCGTCGTGGCCTGGGTCAGGACATCACCGAGAAGAGCTGGTTGGCCTCATGAGCAAGACGAACTGGGCACTCATCTGCTGCTTTCGTTGCCGGCTTGTTCTTGGTCGGGCTCTGGCTGATGGTCGTGCTGGGGGTGGGCAGTGACGCAAGCGTTCACTGAGGTCACCACCTACATGGCCTTCCACGATCACGAGCGCATGCTCACCTTCCGGTGGGACGGGATCAGCGATCAGATCGAGGTCCACTCGGGTGGGCTCTCGAAGCCACAGATGGAGCTGATCCCGCTCCCGCACATCAACTCGGTCCTGGATCGCGACACCGCGATCGGCTGGCTGATCTGGTTCCAGCACGCATGTCAGTCCTGGATCCGGATCAAGGGCGAGTTCGAGAACCGGAAGGAGCTCCATGAGCGAGATCCCGATCCCGAGGCGTGAGGAGGGTCAGACTCACCGGTGTATCTGCGTGATCATCCACCCGGTTCCGAGTGGCACGCATCTGAACCGGTGCGCCAACGACGTGGAGTCTCCCGACTCCCCGTACTGCGACAACTGCGAGGCTCGGCATCCGACGGAGGACGCCGAGGTGACCAACATCTATGAGCTGAAGGAGTCCAAGTGGCTGAACTCGCTACAGAACGACAGTACGTAGGTGACGGCTGGCAGCCGCTGATCGATGAGATCGACGCGCGAATCCTGGACTACTGCGGACCGTACGAGGTGCTGCAGATCAAGGAGAAGTTCGGCGGTCTCCGGTTCTACTGGGCCGCGACGGAGGGCACTCCGGAGTCCTCGGTCAAGCAGGCCCGGGACTACGTACACGAGCAGGAGGCGTTGTCCTTCACCATCTGCGAGTGGTGTGGCCAGCCCGGTGAGAACGAAGCCCCGCATGGCTGGTACAAGACCCTGTGCTACGAGCACCGGGAGGAGGACAACCAGCGACACGCGCAGGAACGCGGGAATCGCATCACATAAGTGTGGCCAATATGTCGTGTATGTGATATAATGGTCATGTGCCCGGGACGAATGCACCCGGACATCTGAAGTCCGGGGCGAACGAACCCGGCACACCAACCCCCTGGTCCCTATGACCAGGGGGTTTCTGCATGTCCAACCAAGAAAGTGAGACATCATGTCAACCGCACCTCTTGAGGCGGTTCCGAACATTGACCTGGTCAATGGGGAATCCGCCGACGTGGCTGAGGGCGTTCGCGCATGGATGCGCGGTGCCGTAGTCACCACCACCGAGGCAGCAACCACGGTGGTACAGCACGTCAAGCGTGGCTGGTCCTGGTTCTGGGGCAAGGTCAAGTCCGCAGCCACCTGGGTCTGGCACAAGGCTCAGAACGCAGCCCACTGGGTCAAGAAGAAGGCCAGCTCGGCCTGGTCCTGGATGAAGGAGCACGTACCCCCAGCCACCAGAACAGCCTGGACCAACGTCAAGAACGCAGGAGCCACGGCCTGGAACTGGGCAACGTGGCCGGTGAAGATGTGCTTCGGCACGGTCGCCGGTGTCGCCACGTCGCTGGCCTTCGGTCACCCGGTGATCGCCGGCGTGACGCTGGTCTGGGTGCTCGGTCTGCTGGTGTTCGGCAAGCTCGACATCCTCGAGCCCACCGCGCACAAGCCGAACGGCAACGGCAACGGTGGCGATGGTGCCCCGCTGCTTCGGGTTGTCACGCCCGACCAGAAGGTGCAGCTGGACGTGAAGCTGCGCGAGATGAACACCGAGCTGCAGCGTACGGACCTGGACAAGAAGCAGAAGTCCCAGGTCGCTGGCAAGATCTACGCGCTCGACGAGATGCGCAAGGGCAGCAAGGGAACCACCAACTCCCTGTTCGACGCCTGGAAGGCTCGCGAGAACTCGGCTCTGAACGCGAAGGACTTCAAGGCCACCTACGACCAGGGTCAGGTCAGGATCGGCATCCAGCAGGGCGTCAACGAGGCCCTGCACATCCTGGAGCCGAACCTGGTCGAGGGTGCTCCTCTCACCGAGGAGCCGCCCACGCCCACCCAGCCCACGACCACCCGTACGGTCGCGCCGGCTGCGGCTCGGGCCTGATGGGGAGAGGGGCGGAGGTATGACCTCCGCCCCTTCTTCATGTCATGAGGAGGACAAGTGCAAGAGATAGAACTGGACGAGGAGGTCATCCTCATTCTGACCACGGTCACCGTGGTTCAGACCACTCGACGTTACGAGAAGCGGTCGAGGAACTTCGTGGCTGACGTTCAGCAACGAGGCGTCCGCAACATCGACAACGCCAAGGTGGCATGCGAGACCCGGGACGACATCACCGGTGAACGCATCCTCTTCTCGTCGCCGCATGAGAACTACAGCCCGGAGATGTTGCAGGCGATCCAGAGAGAGCTGGACAGCCCGGAGCAACAGCCGGCGTAGACGTGAGGGCGGGCGGAAGCTTCACACAGGTGCCCCGCCCGCCCTCACCCCTGATTCCCACCCCTCAAACACCCCTAGGAAGAAGGAGTTGTTCAGTAGTGGCAGCACAACAGCAAGACATCTGGAGTAGTGAGAGCAAGAAGAAGGACATCGACAACATCAACCAGATGTTGGCCGGCGTCGCCAGTTCGCGCATCACCGTGCAGGAGGCATTCGAGTACCGCACCGATGGTGGTATCCGGATCGCTCTTCCGCAGGAGCCGGGCGGCAAGAAGATGGAGCTCGAGGTAGCCCGGGACGCGATCCAGGAGGAGATCGACAACCAGGCGCGGACCTACGAGTTCAGCAAGTTCTTCTACTGCAAGCCGCAGGATGGAGCTTGGGCCTTCAACGCGATGTTCAAGGAGCTGTGGAAGACCCCGACCGGCAAGGCCACCGAGGGCTGGTTCGCGCGGCCCCCGCAGATGATGGCGGTCAAGGTCGGCATCGACGAGGAGTACTACGTGCCCTGGGGCACGCTGGAGTTCTCGCCCTGGAAGACCACGTTCGAGCTCGAGGCGCAAGGGCATCCCGAGTACGGCATGGGCTTCTCGATCAGTGCCTACGGTCAGAAGAAGTACGAGCCGGTGATCACCGGGTTCTTCATGCTCCTGGAGAAGTACATCAAGGAGAACTCGATCTACCGCACCAAGGCGATGCAGCAGGTCACCGGTGACCCGCAGTTCTGCGACGTGTACAAGGTGGACCGCGAGACCGCGTCCTTCGCCCAGGTCACTTTCTGGGAGCTGATGGACCAGGTCTGGGGCATCATCAAGTTCGCCGAGAAGTTCCGCGAGGCCAACGCCGGCTACCCGATCTGGGAGTTCGACGAGGCCGGTGAGTACAAGCTCGACGACGAGGGTCAGAAGATCCCCGTCTACGAGCTCACCGACGCGGGCAAGCCCCGGATGCACCAGGGCCAGCCGGTGCAGAAGACCGAGCGCACCCACATCCGGATCGGCAACAACGTGCTCCTGCGTGGCGAGAACGGCACCGGCAAGACCATGGCTGCCGCGATCACCGGTCAGTACTGCATGGAGTACGGCTGGACCTTCGTCGAGGCCATGTGGAACGAGCCGCTGCCCCATGTGATGCGGTTCGTCGAGCACATCGGTGGCCCGGCGTGCATCGTGATCGAGGACGTGGAGAACCTGTTCGTCCGTCCTGGCGCGATGCAGCAGCTGCTGGGTGAGTTCGACGGGCTGCGGTCCAAGGGTCAAGAACTGATGCTGCTGATGACGACCAACCACGAGGGCGAGATCCCGAAGTCGATGACCGGTGGACACCGGATCGACCACACGATCTACGTCAGCGCGCTCGACACCCCGGGCGTGGAGCGGTTGATCAACAGCCACATCCCGGAGTCCCAGCGGCTGAAGCTGGACTACGACGCGGTCTACGCCGCGGTCGAGGGGTACATGCCGGCCTACATCGTCCGGTCCTTCGAGGATGTGACCAAGCACAGCATCATCCGCACCGGAGACATCGGTCGTCCCCACGCGACCGAGGACTTCGTGCGGGCGGCGAACGCCAAGCGGGCCACCTGGCAGTTGCACCAGGAGTCCACGGACCGTCCGGAGCAGCCCGAGCTGGTCCGAGCGATCGCCAACATCGTGGCCGAGCAGTTGCGCGCCCACATGGTCGACCTCAGTGATGGAGAGATCATGGTGCGTGACTGACCCCTCTAGCATGCTCTAGCATGCAAGTCGTCCCGGAGGGGCAGTCCCTGCGAGTTCCGAACCGTAGGTCTTCCTACTGCTCCTCCGGGGCCTGATCCGGAGGGACTTAGGAATGGACATCGAGACTGCATTCACCCAAGACGCCATCGTCGCTGCTGGCGTGGACGTAGGGGGTGATGAAGAAGAGCAGCTCATGTCCGTGCTCGGTGAGATCTTCACGCGAGCACAAACCAGCGAGGACGAGGTCGACCCCCGTGAGATCGCAATCCTCGCGTTCGTGGCCGGTCGCGCATATCAGGCCGACCACGGAAGCAAGATCCTCGTGCCCATGAGCCCGGATCTGGTTCCCGAGTTCATGGAGTTCCTGATCCATCGGAACGGCATGAGGGAGTAGCACCCGTGGGGAGGGAGGTATGAATGCTCCCTCCTCACGGTCCCCATCATGAGAGGTAGAGAGTCATGGCTAGGAAGCCGAAGGAGCTGCCCATCGAGGGTCCAGAGAGATGGACCTGGCAGATGGCGCAAGAAGCTCTGCGTAACCGAATGCCCAACCGCAAGATCCGCGAGGCCTTGGTCAACAAGTACGCGCGGGCGATGAAGGAAGGCCGGTGGCGGCAGAACGTCGCCCCGCTGGTCTTCAACGACAAGAACGAGCTGATGGATGGGGAGCATCGGCTCAGCGCGCAGGTCCAGTCCAAGACCACTCAGTACTGGTACGTCATGCGCAACGCACCCGAGGAGTACCGCGGCACCATCGATGTCGGTGCACCCCGTTCGATCGCTGACGAGCTGAAGCTCCTCGGCTATCAGAACAGCACCTATCTCGGTTCGGTCGCACGCTGGTGCTACCTGCTCGAGCGCGGCGAGGCCGGCACCGCGCGGTTCCACGTCAGCAACGACGAGATGCTGGACATGGTCGACCGGCACAAGGATGTCGAGCACTCCATGGAGATGGGCCTGTACGCCCGGAGCGCGCCCGGCAAGCCGGACGCCACGCCCATGGGTGCTGCGCACTGGTGGATCGCCCAGACCAACGGCCACGCCGAGGCGGACATGTTCATCGGCAGGTACGTGAACAACGTCGAGCCGCCGGGGTCACCGCTGCGTGCGCTGAACAATCGGCTGACTCGAGCCAAGGTCGACCACGAGTCGTACGGCGTGGAGATCTACATCGCGGCGATCATCAAGTGCTGGAACCAGGACGTGGGCAAGAAGTACGTCCAGCGCACGGCACTGCGGTCCAAGACCGGCGAGTACATCCTCGAGGAGGTCAAGGTCCGCGAGTCCTCGCAGGAGGAAGATGTGGTCTACGAGATGCCGCAGCTGCCGGTGATCGAGGACGACGAAGGCGACGAATGAAGTGGCGTGAGTCCGATCTCGCCGGCCGGTTCGCCTGTTGCTTCTGGCTGCTCGGCGGCGTCTTCCAGTTCGTGCTGATCTTCTGGATCGACCAGGGCAACAACTGGACCACCGTCAACACCTTCGCCCTGGCGGTCTCGGGCTACTGGGCGCGCAAGGTGCTGATCATGGGTGCCCAGCGTCGCGAGCTCGCCAAGCTCGACAAGTACGACCAGCTGCGCAAGAACGCGCGCTGGAACTAGACCCCGGCCCCCGGAGGGAGCCCGTGTACACGGGAGCCTCCGGGGGTCGGTCATGTAAGGAACCGACTCCCTCCCCTCACCTTCGGGTGGGGGGAGGGACCACCCGGTCTTTTTTTATGCCCTTTTCCGGTAGGGCCCTCGCACCTTACGGTCCACCCGCGTCTTCTCCCAGTGGTGCTCGTGACAGAGGAGCTGACACTTCTGGACCTCTCTCCAGAACATCACCTCAGGCATCTGGACTGCTGCCTCGCTGATGCCGAGGATCTTGGTCGCCGGGTCGATGTGGTCGAAGCACACTCGGTCATCTCCACCACACACTGAGCACGTACCACCGAGGTACTGCCTGGCAATCTCCATGCGCACTGGCGCGCGCTGCGGGTACTTCTCGTTCGCCGTCTTGGCTGCTCTCACAGTTTTTAGGGTATCCAAAACCAGGTCAGCCGAAGGAGATCACGATCATCTTCTTGTGCAGCACGTAGCCGCCGCCGTCCGGGATCGAGACCGGGTCGGGCAGCTCGCCGTAGGCCATCAGGGTTCCATTGCGCCGCTGGTCCCAGACCCCGAAGTAGGTCAGCTTGTTCTGAGCCAGGCCCGACCACCGGCAGTCGTCGTTGGTCCAGGTGGTCCGGTTGTTCGGCTGGGTCCAGCCCGGGTTGTACCGGGTGTAGCCGGCCCCGGAGATCTCGTGCTTGCCCGGTCCGCCCAGGTTCGGGTTGTCGTAGTGCAGGGAGACCCAACCGGTGCTGGAGATGTCGGTCAGCCAGAGGTTGGCCTGTGCGTCGGTGACACTGCCGTCTGCCATGTCGCGTCCTAGTTGCTCTGGCCGGGTTCCATCCGGATGAAGCGGCCCATGAAGTAGACCGGCTCGTCCAGCTGGTCGTCGCAGTAGATCATCACGAACGCCATCCCGGCGTACTGCTGCTGGGCGTTCGCCTGCTGCGGCGTGGTCTGGGTGTTCGGGGTGATCGAGACCAGCCCCGCCGGCGCGGTCTCATTCCACTGCCACTGGGCATCGTCTTGGAGCAGCCCGGTCCTCGATGCGCCCTTGGAGTACCGGCCCGGCCAGTAGCCGGCAGGCTCATAGAAGTTCCCCCATCCGACCAGGGGTGGTGGATTCGGTGCACTCACCGCGTTGTTCCAGGGCCACTGCTCACCGTTGGGCTGGGTGGTCTCCCAGGCTCCCTTGTAGAACGGGTAGGTCTGGTCCGAGTGCGGCTTGCCGGTGTCCGGGATCCCGTAGTGGGTCGGGATCACCGGTCGCGAGGTGTCGTCGACCCCGGCGATGCCCTTCTGCCTGGCGCTCAGCTGCTTGGGAAACAGCGGGTCGGTGTTGGACACCGGGAACTGGGGCATCCCGTGCACCGCGATCCCGTCGGTCATGTACACGCTGACGTGGAACTTGACCCGCATCACGTTCCCGTTCTTGTCGTAGGCCGCAACCTGGCTCAGCCGGATGGTGCCTGCCTGACTCAGCCGGATCGGGATCGCCATGTCCGGCTGTCCGTCCCGCTTCACACTCGACCAGTTCTTGGTCGAGTTGTTCGGGTCCATCGGCCCGATCTTCACGTAGTAGCTCGAGCTGTCCGGGTTCGAGGGCGGGTACATCTTGGTGTACTTCTCGAACGGCCACTGCGCGTCCGGGTAGGGAGCCAGCTTCTCGTTGAAGAACTCCTTCGCGGTCAGCGGCAGCATCCCCGAGCCGGCCGAGTAGGACCAGGGCAGCACCAGGTCCTGGATGGTGTTGGCGTACTTGCCCACCTGCAGCGCATGCACCGGGTTCAGCGCGTCTCGAGTACGCGCCTGGACCTGCTCCACGGTCAGCTGGTCGCGGTACTTGGTGTCGAAGGTCAGTGAGGTGGTCATCTGATCGAAGTCCGCCGATGCCTGGGTGATGTGGGCCAGCACCCCGTCCCTGACCCCGAGCAGCCCGTTGAGCCGCATGGTCTGCCCGCCCTGGATCAGTAGCCGCGGCATCAGCTGGCCGCTGGACAGCCGGGGGTCGGTGGTCAGGGTGACGCTGCCGGTGATCCCGGGCTCGCTGAACCGCTGGTACTGCCCCTCCGCGACCCGTTGGGCACCGACCTCGTCGATGTTGGCGTCGAACTGGATCACCGTCTCCTTGGGCTTCACGTTCTTGTTGAAGTTCGGGTTGCCGGTGCGCGGGTACATCTCCGGGTTCCAGGCGAACGGCTTGTAGTAGGTGGTCTTGCCGTCGGGTGAGACCTGGACGTTGGAGAAGGAGATGCCGGCCTCGTCGGTCCCGTAGCCGTAGACCACGCCGGTGCGCTGGGTGTAGTCCCTGGATGCCTGCAGCTCCACGCCCGGTGCGCCCAGCACGATCTCGATGATCGAGTCGTCGCTGGCGTCGGGGATCTCGCGCAGGTAGAGCTCGGGCCTACGTCCACCACGGTTCCGGATGCTCCACTGCGCCCCGCCCTCGGCGAACATGTTGGACAGCAGGGTCTGTACATGGCTGCTCAGCAGCGCGTCCCAGCTCCCGGTCTGCCGGGTGGTGATCCCGGTCCAGGGATCGTGGGTCCGCACTCCCCAGGGCTTCAGCGCGGACAGGTAGTCCGGGGACTTGAACGGCTTGACCCGCAGCGTCCACCAGTCCGGGAACATCATCCGGAACCGACCCAGGCTGCACGGGTGCTGGTCCTGGTCGAAGGCCATCGCGATCAGGATCTCGTAGGGGATCGGCCGGTTCGGGTACATCGGCATGGCCAGGTAGTCGTCCAGCCCGTAGAAGGCACCCTTCAGGTCCAGCTCGAAGCTGGAGTCGGCCCCGGTCAGGTTCAGGTTGTAGGAGGCGATGTAGCCCTCCCACTTCCAGTCGATGTTGTAGGCCCCGGTGTTGGCGAAGACGATGTCGATGTTGCAGTTCGGCACCAGCCACTTCAGGTCGCCCTCGCCCGGGGTGTCCCAGACCGTGATCTGCGGACAGGACAGGGTGGCCGTGGTGTGGGTGAACGGATCCTGGGTGACTACCGAGCTGACCTTGATCGGCGCGTCCCGGAACAGGGTGATCTCCCGAGTCACTCCGCCAGGAGGCGTGGCGAAGATCCGGAAGAAGCCCATCTGCTCCTGCTCGCTGGCATAGGCCGACAGCGACTTCACGATGCTGACTCCGTCACTTGTTGCCTCCGTAGGAACCGCTCAGGGTGGCGAACTCGGCCAGCACCTCGGCCTTGGTCAGCGGGTTGGCATAGACCCCTAGGTCCATCAGCGCCATGTCCATGGACCCAGCACCGCTCAAGGGGCTGTTCCCGAGCCAGAACTGGGTGCTCAGGGACTCAGGAGCAGTGCCTGCGACCAAACCCTTAGACCGGATGCTCGAGGTCCCAGGACCGGCATAGATCGTCGTCTGCGGCCTGTTCACCACCAGCGCCAGATACATCGGCGCGGTGTCGGCCAACGAGTCACCGATGCTCGGCCCCTTCTGCGGCGCACCGGTCTCGGTGTTCAGGTACACCGCCTGGTCCTGGATGGTGAACGCGGCGTAGGCACCGCTCAGGCTGTCTGGTGACCACAGCGCGTTGGAGACGATGTTCGGGTCATTGCCGTAGATGGAGTTCGGGTTGAGCACCATGATCACGGTGTAGCCCATCACCCCGCCCATCACCTCGGAGAAGTCGTTGGTCAGGAAGTCGTTGGTGTCGGAGTCGAAGTTCAGCACCGTGACATCGGTGAACCGCTCGTTGCCCACCGTGTACTGGTAGGTCGGGTACAGGGTGGGAGCCTCGGCCGGGTCCGCTACCCAGGGCGAGACATCCCCCGACATCGCGGTCCATTGGAAGGCCACCGGATCCCAGTAGTTGCTGTCGGCCACCCAGCGGAAGTCGGCGTTGGTCTGCAGGGACAGCGGGTCGTCGCGCTGAGCCAGCACCTCCCCGTCACAGCTGGCCAGGACATGGATCCGGATGTCGATGTCCGGCACCGCGACCGGCCAGCCGGCGTCGAGCCGGTACTCGTCCACCTCGTAGGCCGCGCTCAGCATCGGGTACAGCCCGCCGGGAGCCTGGAGCAGCGCCGGCGGGATCCACTTCGGCTTGGCTCGAGCCGCCAGGACCACCTGGGTCGCCCCGATCGGCATCTTGATCCGAGCCATCAGGTCACGTCCTCGGGCAGGTAGAACGGCCCGAGGGACACACTCAGATCCCCTTCGTCGAACGCGGCCTGGTCACCGGCGTTGATCTCGATGGGCTGCTCGAGGTCGCCCACGATCAGATTGTTGCCCTCCACCGGCGCGTCACAGATCGCCCAGTAGTTCAGGATCCCCCAGTCCACCGTGGCGGTCGGGAAGTTCAGCGGCAGGATGTTGTAGACCACCTGGGGCTCGGAGTCGTTGGCCCAGTTCACGATGTCGTTGGGCAGCGCCACCCGGGCGTAGTCCTCGATGGTGGGCTCGTCCAGGTCCGAGCCGTCCATGAACGGGGTAGGTGGTACGGACACGATCAGGGCCACGTAGAAGCTGGCCGGCGGAGCGATGGTCTGACCGAAGTAGCCGGTGAGCAGCTGCTGGGCTCCCCACAGGGTGAGCCGGCCGGCCATCAGTAGTGCTCTCGGGTCAGGTCGGGCCAGCGCGGGATGGTGAACTGACACCGGGCCATGATGCTGTGCGTCCAGACCTGGCCCCTGGACACGGTGGTGTCGGCCAGCTGGCAGTGCCAGGTCTCCCGGTAGTCGTCGAAGGTCCAGCGCATGTTGTAGTCGTACTGCTGGAACAGCTCCTGGAGGTTGAACAGGTTGTCGCTCAGCTCCGGCTGGGTGCTGCCGTAGACCCACACCCCGACCTGCTCGGAGACCATCTCCGGCACCGCATGCACCAGGTACGTGCCGCCCAGCACAGGGGACTGGGCGGTCACCTTGCGCCAGCTCTTGGCCGTGGTCTCCATGGTCTGATCACCGGCGATCCGGTACATCTCGTGGTCGTTGATGTTCACCCAACGGGTTCCCCACGAGACCTCCACAGCCAGGTAACTCAGCCCCGAGCTGGGAGCCTGGCCCATCCCCGGACCAGTGAAGAGCTGGTTGGTCATGCCGCTGATCCTGTCAGTGCTGGTCGGCTCAGAGCCATCACCCGCTGGCGCGCCTTGAGCTGGTTGATCAGCTCCTGGGGGTTGTTGGCCTGCACCGTGATCGCCCCGGTGAAGTTGGTGGACTGGTCCACCCGAGTGGCGTAGACGTGGGTGCAGCCACCCCGCATCGCGGCCACGTTGCGCCCGCCCATGGTGTGTGCCATCACGTCGGACATGAAGCTGGCACCGCGGTCGTTCAGCGGGATCACCGCCTCGGGACCGTGCTCCCCGACCCCGATCATGTTCGGCTTGTCGAACAGCGCTCCGTTCTGGTACCAGTGCGGGTTCCGGCTCTGCCACAGCGACCAGGCGTGGGCCGGGTTGTTGTACACGGCCTGGATGTAGTTCAAGCCCCAGGCGATCTGGGTGGCCGGGTTGGTCGCCCAGTCCGCACCGGCAGCCGACATCTTGGATCCGGGGTCCGACTGCGGGATGCCGTAGGCCGGCGAGGTCGGGTTGTCGGCGTTGGTGCGCCAGCCGGACTCGTGCTCCCAGAGCTGGTACAGCGCATCCCACTGAGTCCCGGTCCAGTTGTAGGGAGCCATGGCAGCCATCGACTGTCCGAGCGCGACGTTGCCCTTGGGATCTCCCGGAGCCGCAGCGACGTGCTGACCGTCGCCTCCGCCGGCGGTGCCGTAGCGCGTCACCATCGTCCGGATGTACTGCTTGGCCATCCGGTTGATGATCGAGGAGATGTCACCGTGGTGAGCCATCGGCCGCGCACCAGCCATGTTCATCGCGGCCTTCTCGGCCCGTTCGTAGTAGGTCTGGAGCCGGGCCATCAGCTTCCTGCGCAGGGTCTGCCTGTCCAGGGTGGTCGCCGCGGCGATGGTGTCACCACTGACCCCCTTGCCATGGAACTCCTGGTTCGAGTCGTTGTTGACCACGAACTCGTACGGGTTGCCGTCGTTGTCGCCGAAGTGCAGGTGCGGGCCCGAGGAGTTGCCCGAGGAGCCGGACAGACCGATCGCCTGACCACCCAGCACTCGAGCGCCGGAGTTGAAGCCGCGCTTGCTCAGGTGGGCGTAGAGCACCTCGGGGCCGATGTCGAGCTTCAGGTACATCACTCGACCGTACGAACCGTACGGCCCGTACTGCGGGTCGTGGAACTGGTCGGTCGGCAGCGGTCCGGCGATGTCTCGAGACTGGGTGATGTTGCCCGTGGACACCGCGTACACCGGATGCCCGACCGAGGCCGCGAAGTCGAGCGCAGCACCGAACCCGACGTTGGTGTCGTGGATCCCTCGGCTCACCGGGACGTTGATCGGCCGGTACACCCCGCCGGTGGCGAACCCGCCGTACTTGGCCGCGTGGTTCATCGCCTCGATGGCGGCGGCACCACCCACCGCGCGCACCCACTCCGGACGCATGATCCCCTCGCCACCGGACAGGTGCAGGCTGTTCCCACCCTCACCCTGGAAGTGGTGCACATCCCGACCCGGGGTGTAGCCGGGCAGCACGCCACCCTCGAACGACCCTATGGTGCTGTGCCCGCCGTAGCCGTGCTGAGACATGTCCTGGGTGCCGCGGTTCTGGAAGCTGTAGGAGTTGGAGATCCCCGCCGGGATCTTCCAGGGCACCTGCAGGATGGCGGACAGATCCTGCATCAGCTTGATCGCGCCGGGCTTGGTCGAGTTGCTCACATGGGTGAACTGGTCCAGCACGATCTGGCCCAGCTGACCGGCGCTGCCGGTCAGGTCCGTCGCGGCCTGGGTGTAGATGGACTTCAGGCTGCCGGTGATCTGGTCGGCCTGGTGGGCCAGGTCCGAGGCCATCCGGTTCAGTTGGGTCTGCATCGCAGTGGCCTGGCGACCCTCCATGGTGGCGTAGTCCTCGGCCTGGCGGTCCAGCATCGTCATGTTGTCCTGCGCCATCCGGGCAAGCATCCGCTGCATCTCGTCGTGCAGCCGGCCCATCTGGGTATGGAAGTCGGTCAGCGACCGGGCCATCTGCTTGTTGTGCTCGTACTGCATCTCCTTGGTCTGCAGGTTGCCCGGGTCCATCATGTTCTGCTTGAACAGCTTGACCCGCTCGGTGCCGGCCACCTGGTTCATCTGCCGGATGATCTTCGGGGTGAACTCGACCACGTCCCGCTCGAGCTGTTGGGCGTTGGCCGGGTCGCTCAGCTTCAGCTGCTGGATGGCCACGTTGGTCAGGCCCTCGGCCCGCAGCTTGGCCAGGTCCTGGTGCTGGTTCTTGAGCACCTGGAGCTGGTCCGCGGCGTTCGACACCTGCCAGGACGCCGAGTAGGTCTGCTGGACCTGGACCCGCTGGTAGATGTCCATCTGCTGCTGAGCCGACTGCTCGGCCATCACCAGGATGGAGTGCTGGTAGTCCTCCTCCGAGCGCTTGCGCTGGAGGTTGAAGTCGTAGTTGGCCTGGCTGACCTGGATGTTGTAGTCCTGGATCGCCCGTGACCGCTGCAGCTGGTAGTCCTCTTCCTCCCTGGTCCGCTGGAGGTTGTAGTCCTCCTGCTGGTACTTCTGCTGCAGCGCGTAGTCGTCCTGCATGCGCCGGCGCTGGCGGTCGTAGGCCTGCTGGTTGAGCAGCAGCTGCTGGAAGTACTGGGCCATGTCCACGAAGCCCTGGGCAGTCGTCTGCTTGCCCTGCTGGATGGCGTTCAACTGGGTCTGGGTCGTCTTCGAGGTGATCGGGATGGACGACCAGATCTCGCCCTGCTGGATGTTCTGCTGGAACTGCTGGGCTCGAGACATCAGCGGTGCCTTCAGCGCCAGTCCCTGCTGAGCCTGCTGGGCAACCGCCAGCTGCAGGTCGAAGGCTCGAGAGTTCTCGTCTCCGATCCGGTACTGGGCCATCTCGGCCTGCTTGAGGATCTTCAGGTAGCCCGAGCCCTGCTCCTGCGCGGTCCTGAAGATGTCCTGGGTCGCCTGGTAGAAGTCACCGACGTTGCTCTGGAACTGCTCGGACTGCCGGGACATGTAGTCCTGCTGCATGATCGCCCCGGTGCCGCCGTGGGCGAGCAGACTCGGGTAGACCTTGCCGGCCTTCAGCGGGTCGACCAGCTCGTTCATGAGCTTGACCCAGTTCTGGCGACCCTTCTCGGTGTCGGCGTTGGTCCAGGCCTTGACGATGTCGTCGGTGGTGACGTGCAGCTTGTCCATCGCCGGCTGCAGGTTGGACACGATCGTGTCGAGCTTCTGCCAGTCGGTGTCGGACTTGAAGTTGAAGCCCTTGAGCGGCGTGCCGGCCTGGGAGGAGATGGCACTGATCGCGCCGACCAGGTTCTGCTGGTTCTGCTGCGACTCGTAGTACTTGTTCGCGGTCTGGTTGGCGGTATAGCCGGGCAGGTGCCCGTGGATGATGTCACCGAGGCCTTGAGTGCCGCCCTGGTAGATCTGGGATGGCGAGAACGAGAGTGCCTGACCGATCGGACCCAGGTACCCCAGACCCTGGGTGAGCGGCCCACCCACGACCGGGATCTTGGTGAGCAGGCTGCCCGGAGCCCTCAGAGCCTCGTTGGCCTGGTACTGCTTCTGCAGGTCCATGGTGGCCTGCTGGATGTCGGTGGGCGCGCCCTTCTGCCACGCCTGGTTGTAGGCCGCGATGGTGCTCTGGCCCTGCTTGTACTGGTTGTAGGAGTCCACGAGCACACCGGTGCCGGCCATCGCAGCAGCGATGTAGGGGTTGCCGGTCATCAGGCCCATCGAGCCGAACATCAGCGCGTTGTTCTGCACCCCCATCGCGCTCAGCCCGGTCGCGCCGACCATGCCCAGGCCCATCATCCCGGCCTGGGTGCCGAGGAGCTTGGGCATCGCCTTCATGCCGGTGGCGATCGCGCCTTCCTTGCCGAAGATGGAGCCTCCGACCTGGACACCCAGATCCTTCAGCGCCGTGCTCAGTCGCTGGGTGCCGACGGTCTCGTCCGCCTTGGCCTGGATCAGCGGCTGGGCCTGGTTGATCTCCTCCCGAGTGGAGCGCTCCATGTACTGAGCGGAGTTCAGTCGCTCCTTGGCCTCCCGCTTGAGTGTCGCGATGTTATCCAGACGAGCCTGCCGCTCCGCGTTGGTCAGCATCGGGTCCTGACGCACCTGGAGCTCGGCCTTGCGGATCTGGGTCAGCTGGGACTGCCCGGTGGCCACGTCGCCCATCTGCGCGGCCAGCCTTGTGCGCTGCATGAAGCCGGACCAGGGTGCCTCGTTGCCGGCCCAGATGGTGCGCTCGGTGGCGTTACGGAACCGCATCTGGTCGAAGGTCGGAGTGACGAAGTTCTGGATGAACCGGCCCGCGCCACCGGCCGCGTAGGAGAGCATGGACCGGCCACGCCCGTAGCCCAGGCTGGCCGGGTACCCGTACTCGTCCACCGCGGTGCCCACCGGGCGCTGATAGTTCATGGTCCACGGGATCTTGGCGCTGACCGCCTCCCGTGCGCCGTACCAGGCCTGCCCGATGTCGGTGCCGAGTACGCCTCGAGCTCCGCGTCCGAGCACCCCACCGCCGACGACGCCGGCGTTGTACATGCCGCGCATGAACCAGCTGGTCTTGGGACTGGCTGCCAGCTCCTCGCCTCGAGGACCGAGCGTGCCGCCGGGGGCAGGACCCCAGGCACCGGTGACCGGATCCTTGACGATCCGGCTGGTCGCGGCTCCGGTGAGTCCCTCGCGGAGACCGTAGGAGCCGGAGCTGCGGAGCATGGTGAAGGCGGTGGCCAGCTTCAGCAGAGCCGCACCGAAGAGCAGGGCCATGCCCGCGCCGCTGGACAGGATCCCGACGATGCCCATCATCATCTGGGCGAACTTGCCCATCGGGCCGTTGACGATCTTGTCCAGGATCGCGGACATCTTGTCCAGGCCCTTGAGTAACCCTTCGACCGCCGGCCCCAGGATGGTGGCCATACCCTCCGCGGCCTGTTGCATGTTCTGCCGGAAGATGCCGAACTCGTCGGACAGGTTGTGCATGGTCGCCGCCGCCGAGCCACGGTCGACCGCACCTCGAGCATGGGGATCCTGGGGCAGGTTCAGGGTCTGCCGCAGACCACCTTGCTCGTTCAGCAGGGTGTTGATGGCCTGCAGGGACCGGGTGCCGTTCAGACCCAGCCGGTCGATCTCGGAGGCCGCGCCCTTGCCCTTGGCCTGCAGAGCCTCCAGCACGTCCAGGATCTGGGTCTCCGCGCCCAGCTTCTTGAACTTCTCCTGGGTCATCCCGACCAGGTTCGCGTAGTGCGCGATCTCCGGTGACCCGGTGGCCATCGAGTTGGAGATGTCGGTGGCGATCTTGGTGAACACGCTGGAGGCCGCGATGCCCTCCTGGCCACCCTTGGCGAAGGCGGTGGCCCAGCCGGCCACCTGCTGGGTGTTCAGGCCCACCGCGCGACCCACCGGAGCCAACTGGGCGGTGAAGTCGATCAGACCCTGGGCGCTGGTGTTGGTCTGGGCTGCCAGGTAGGTGAAGGTGTCGGCGTACTTCTTGGTGGTCTGCTGGTTGATGGGGACGCCCATCACCTTCTGCAGGTTGGTCAGCGAGCTGGCCAGGCCCTCGCTGCTCTCACCGGTGGCCTCCGACATCTTGGTGAAGGTCTGGGCCAGCCCCTGGATATCCCGGGTCTGGTTCAGGCTGGTGACCTTGGCCAACGTCTCGACCAGGTTGGCGGCTTCCTGGGTGGTGGTCCCGAAGGTGCTGCGCAGGTTGTTGACCGCACCCCGGTAGGTGTTCATCACATTGGTCTGCTGGACCTGGTTGTGCGACAGGATCGCGGACTGCGCACTCAGCCGGCTGACCGTCTGCTCGTAGGAGTTCCAGGCCGCGACCGCGCCGGTGATCAGTGCCACGTCGCCGGCGCTGACCAGCATCATCTTCTTGCCGCCGGACTTGGTCAGGCGGTCGATCTTCTGACCGAGGGTGTCGACGCTCTGGCCCAGCTGGTCGGTGCTCGCCGCCGAGACGTTCATCGCCTGGTCGTACTGGGAGTTGTCCGCAGTCAGTACGACGTTGGCCTGCACCGGCGTCTGCGTCATGCTCGTCCTAGTCCATCTGCATCTTCCGGCGTCTCCGAGCCTTGAGCGCCATCTGTGCTGTCAGCTGTGGCGTAGTTGGGATCAGTTTGACATTCGTCCCCGGGAGTGACGAGCCCTGCTGATCTTGGAACACGCTCTTCTGGTAGCACCCCTGACAGAACTCTTCCACGGCTGTGAAGGCGAACTTGTTGTTCTCCCACTCCCACTCCGCCGTGCCGCAGAGCTGACACCGCAGCCCGTGCTCGATCAGGTAGGCGACGGCCTTGGCCCGATCCTCGGGATCCCAGTCCAGGAACTCGCTGTGTGGGATGCCGTGCTCGTTGCAGAACGACATCTCGAGGTTGAAGGAGGGATCGTTCCTCAGCCTCTTTCGCTGAAAGGGACATCCAGTCCCCGGTTGTTCAGGTCGACGGCGTTCCGGAACAGCACCATCACGTCGCCTCGAGACCAGTCGTCGGAGTCCCAGATCTTCTTGGCCTCGGCCGGCGTGATCTCCGGCTCGACCGAGCAGGCGCTGATCAGAGCCGGAGCGAAGGTGTCGATGTCGAAGGAGTTGCCCTCGGCCCGCTGCTCCGGCTTGGGCGGGTGCTTGCTCACCAGCCGGTCGTACTCGCGCATGCCGATGGCCTTGTACTTCAGGGTCACCTCGGTGTTGCCACCGTTGCCGTCAGAGAGGTAGATCGAGAACTCAGTGGTAGACGGAGCCTTGTTGACCAACTGATCCAGCGTGGCCCGCCTGGAAGCCTGCGACTGCTTCTGGCGAGCTTCTACTGTCTTGGCTGCACTGTTTGGCATGACCAGATGCTAGACCTCAGGCCGCGACGGTGGCATTCTCCTCCGGCTCCTCCATCACCGCGCACGAGCAGGTGAAGGTGAGCACCGTGTTCGAGGTCATGTTCGCCATCGTCCGGGAGGTGATCATCACCGGCCAGACCTCCACGTCGTCGCCGGCCTCGGGCATGTTCCCGGCCCCGCTGCCGCCGAACCGGGCGATGATGAAGTAGCCGCGCAGCCCACGGGTCAGTGTGGTCCAGGCCGCGTCATCGTCGACCCCAGGTCCGTCGTCACGGTAGAAGTCTGCGTCGAAGGTCGCCGCGTTCGTGCCAGCCGTGCTGGTCTCGAAGAGCGAGTCGAAGCTCGGCGTCGGCACCGTGTTGCCTCGAGCCGAGGCGTTGAGGCTGATGCAGAAGCCGGTCAGGTCGGTGCACCCAGAAACATCCGCCGCCTTCGGCGCGTGGTAGTCCACGATGGAAGCAATGGTGAACCCGATCCAGGTGTTTTCATTCGGGATGATGCGGGCCATCAGTCAGCCTTCCTCGTCGTGGCCTTCTTCGCCGTCTTCTTCGCCGGAGCCGGTGTCGGCTCGGAGCTTTCTTCTGTACTTCCATCATCTGCGGCCGTCCAGCCGTTGGCCTCCCAGGTTGAGACCGACCGGGCCGGGACGTACACCTCGTCGTCGCCGCGTGTGATCTTGACTCCGCGTTGTGCCATCTAACTGACCTCCGTGACCCAGACCTCGAACGTGTCTGCTTGGGTGAAGTAGTCCGGATAGGCCGATCCGATCCGGTTGGTGTTGCCGATCGCGGTGCAGGCGCACTTCTGGACCTTCCAGCCACCGGTGGGCGTGGTGATCACCTCGCGCGCCAGGTAGGTCAGGTTGTGCCGCATCCGATCGGCCAGAGCCTCGGTCTGCTTCCTGGAGATGCCGGCGTAGAACACGTTGTAGCCGAGCTTCCAGTCCGCGTAGGTGTTCGCCAGTGGCCCCGCCGGCGTCTGTGGGATCGACGCCCCCGGAGACAGCGACATCCACGGGGTGAACGTCTTCCCTGGATCGTTCGGCTCGCCCTGCCACCCGTACGGCACGGTGGGTGAGGCGTTGTCCCCGACCGGGAACCCCTCCGTGGCCAGCTGAGCAAGCAGCACGTCAGTGATCGGTCCGCGGGAGACGGTGCTAGGGGCCATTCTCTGAGATCACCTTCACGTTGGCTTCTGCAGCCATCGTCCCGAGACTGTCCACCCAGGCCATGAAGGAGTCCTTCACGAACGGGTTGGCCTTGGTGCCGGGGTGGTGCACCTTCTTGGCGTACACCGTGGTGTCGCCCACCTTGAACACCAGGACGCCCTTGGGGTTCTTCGGCCTGATCTCGTGCGCCCTGGTCCCGAACTCCACGTAGGGCGCGTAGGGAGCCATCACCAGGTTGGGACCGATCACCACCCGCTCGGTGCCCACCTCGATCCGCAGGCTGTGCCGCAGCTTCCCGGTCTTCACCGGGACCTTGGCCTCCATCTCGGCCAGGATCTGGTTGGAGGCCTGGATCAACACCTGCTGGGTGGTCATCTGGGAGTCGTTGGCGGACTGACGCAAGGCGTCAGCAAGCTTGCTGATGTCGGCAGATCCTTCGGCGACCATCAGGGCAGCCGCTTCTTGAAGGCCTTGCTGAAGTCGTTTCGAGACACCTCGCGCCGTAGCCGGTGCCGGTTCACCAGCCCCCTTCCGGGGCCGGCAGGGAACCGCACCACTGAGGCGCCACCCCGGCTGTAGCCCGCGAAGCGCCCGGTCTTCTTCGCCCGAACCGGTGGCTCGCTCTCGACCTGGAACCGCTTGGGCAGCCCCGCAGCCAGCGCCTTGCCCCGAGGGTGCTTGCCCTTCTGCGTGGTGCCGGGGTCGTGGAAGCCCACGTAGGCGTCCTTGTACCAGTGACCTCTGCGCGAGACGGCGAAGTCGCCCTGATCGGAGGCGTAGGTCTTGTACCCCTTCCGGTTCAGGTGCTCGACGGTGCGCTTCATCTTCCGGTCCACGTTCTGCTTCTTGCCCTCGGGGTCGGTGAACGTGGTCTGCTTGTGCTGCGGGTGCACGGGGTCCATGATCGAGCGCCGTTGGTAGGCCTCCCGCTTGGAGATGTCCCCGTGCTCGATACCGAAGGCGCTGATCATCAGTCCTGCCGCCCGATCACCTCGAAGCGGCGGGTGGCCCGCATCTGGCCGGCCTTGGCCGCGGTCTGCACCTCGTAGCGCTTGCCGACCATCTGATCATCGGTGGCACAGGACAGCACGGTCACCTCGTCGTACTGCTGGATCACTTCGGCTACAGCCCAGGGGATCGACATCTGAGTGGACTGTTGGTAGAAGTCATCGTCACCCACAGTGACCGAAGCTCCACTGGACAGCTCCCATATCCGCGCTGCGCCCTCGTAGGCGAGCTCCTTCGGACCCTCCGGGGTGTAGACCAGGGTGTCCTCGTCGTAGCCCTCAGGGCGGTCCCGCCGGTAGATCTGCACCGTGCAGTTCATGGCCTCGGTGGCTCGAGCTCGCACGTACTTCAGCGCACTCGAGGACGGCCAGGTCATGACCGGGGGATCTTCTTCAGTTTGCCCTGCGCCTTCAGTTGACGCTTCACCTCGAAGCTCTTCTCCCCGCGTGTCAGCCGTTGCGCTGCGTAGTCCATCGCTGCCAGCCCCTTGCGTCCCTTGGCCTGGCCGGCCATCACCCGGTCCAGCTTCGGCATCAGGTTGCTGAAGGACTTGGTGACGTGCTCGATTCCGAAGGCGGAACGTCCATCTGCGCTGGTCATGGCTCGACGATCTGTTCTTGAGGCGGCACGTTGTAGGGGTAGATCTCCACGTCGGGCGGGTAGACCCCGCCCCAGTCCTGGGCTCCGGCCTCGAGGTAGTCGTGCAGACCCTTGCCGAAGGAGAAGGGCTTGGTGTTCGGCTGCAGGCCCTCGTTGGGCGTCATCCCGCCGACATCGACACTGGTCCCGACCAGCGTGGCCTTGTAGGTCTCACGCAGGGAGGCGGCCAGCGCTCGGTACTGATCCCCCACAGGCCCGAGACTGACCGACACCCCGTCTGCGCTGTAACTTGCCTCGCGTGCGTAACGCGCCGCGATCGTATCAGCGACCGCAGCGGCCACGTACTCCTCGGAGTTGTACAGCGGGAACCAGGTGTCGTAGGACCACTGGATCTCCTCGTCGGTGACCAGCCACTCCCCGGCCTGGTTCGGATCGGTGTCCTGGATCAGGTACCGGATGGTGTCGGTGTCGCTGTTCCCGGGGGCGGTGTAGGAGTAGGTCACGTCACCACCTTCTTGCGCTTCGGTTCCTTATTGCGCAGGTGACGGTAGCCCAGGACGCCGGCACCTCCCAGGGCAATCGTGCCGGTCAGTCCGGGACGCCGGCGGAAGAAGCCAGCGGCCCTCTCGGCTCCGCCGCCCAGGCTCTCGCCCACGCCCTTGACCGAGACGTTGGCCTCACCGACCCGGTGCATGACGTTGCTGGTCTTGCCGGCTGCGGTGGCGACGGCACCGGGCTGGACCTGAGGAGCCGGCCGACGTACGGGGACCGGGGCAGGCTTGTTGCGACGCCTGCGCGCCTTGGCGACGACATCGCCGTGGTCTACCCCGAACGCTGAGTACATGTCAGCTGTACCGCTTCTTGGCTCCGATAGCAGTGGCTCCGCCGACGGCTCCGACACCGGCACCGATGCCGATCGCCTTCTTGTTCTTCATCGCGAAGGTACCGGCCCGGTTCAGTGCGTTGCCGGCCTTGAACGCAGGCTCGGCTCCCTTGGCGTGCACCGCCAGCGGTGCCGGTGTCGCGGCCCCACTGACCCCGTGCTGGAAGGCTGCCTTCACCGGACGCAGCGCGCCCCTGACCACATCCATGGCGGGCTTGCCACCGATGTGTACCTCCATGGCCTTGGAGACCTCTTCGTACCCATGGTCGACGCCGAACGCTGAATATGGCATCAGTACCCCTCCACGATTCCCTTGCGGTTCTTCCCTGACCTCTCGGCCTCGCGCACCGCTGCCGCCTCCGACGGGTTGGCCTCCATGTAGGCCAGCACGGCGTTTACGTTGTGGGCACTGGGGTCATACTCATCTTGGGCCGGGCCCTCGTCCCCCGGCTCCTCAGCAGTGGGTTCTCCACCCTCTCCGGGCTCTGTAGCAGTCCCTTGGGAGGTCTGCACGGAGAGGGTGGAGAGTCCTGCGGTCACCTCGGGCTCCGGGAAGACGATCTGGGTCCGGTCCCGGAACAGCCACGACTTGGCCTCGTCCTTCTGGCGCACCTCACGGAAGAACGAGGTGTGCGGCTTGTCGGCCAGATCCTCGACCACCGGCACGATGAACCGAGCTCGGATCAGCATGTCGATCTTGGTGAAGTCTTCGCGGGGGAAGTCGTCACCCATCTCGTAGTGGTTGTCGCCGTAGTCGAACGGCTTGGCCGCGATGAACTCCACGTTGGGGTTGTCCATCAGGGAGTTGGGCATCAGCCACCTCCATGATCGATGCCGAAAGCACTCACAGTGTGACGCTTGCCCAGGACGTGCTTGCCCTGGGTGAAAGCACCCCGGGGGCGTTCGACCGCTCCGGCTGCCTTCCGCGCGCCCTGTGCCAGCGGCTTCAGCTTCCCTGCGTTCTTGGCCTGCAGGATGCCGGTCGGGACGCCCATCTGCCCTCCTTCAGCAGGATGGGCTGTGGACCGACCTCAGCCCACAGCCCATTCGGGGTTGGGTCAGCTCACGCAGCTGGCCAGGAAGATGCCCATGTCCTTGGCGATGATCCGCATGTCGTAGGTCATCTCGCCCTCGATGCGGTCCGCTTCGATCCACTCCATCCGGAAGTTCTTCATCCGGACCCCGTAGCCGTTGCCGGCCAGGTATCCGTTCCAGGTGAAGCAGTAGCCCGCGGCCGGAGTCATCAGGGACGGAGCGCTCGGGGTGTAGCACAGCAGCGCCGACTTGGAGTTCGACATGAACTGGTAGGTCGCCGCGGTGTCCTGAGCTCGAGCATCGTTGAGCTCGGCCACGTTGGTCACCGTCGCGTAGCTGACCAGGATCTTCTCCACGTCGAACAGCGACGCGAGCAGGTCGGTGGTCACCACACCACGCTGGGTGTACTTGATGCGGTCGATGATCTCCGGGTGGTTCTTCAGCGCGATGATCGTGTTCGCGCCGAGCACCAGG